TATACAATAAAATATCCAATTTTTATCAATTTCAATTTTACTTCAGTTTTACTGTATCACTTTTTAGGCAATATGAAATTTGGGTATGATTCGCTGGGTGTCAGGGGTGGAATATCGCCCATCGCTCGCTCAATTTGTGTCCCTGTGAGCATCTTGGCAATCGCTGGATGTCTTGGGAATGCTGATAAATAAAAAAGGAGATTGTGAGAGAAATAAAAATGACTTGGCAGTTAGTAAAAAAGAAAGTGAATATAGAAGAAGAATTAATCACTTTTTGTAGGGTTGGTCATAGTCGTAGACTTGAGGTTTACTTGCCAGTTTATGTTAGAGAAAAGATATATAACTTTACACAATATAAATATGTAAATGTATATAGAGAAGGATCTAAGTTATTATTTCAATTTGCTAAATCTCCCACTTCTCTGCATTCTCGCAGGGTGACACAAAATTGTAGGTTTGCTATTCCTTGGAGAGAGCTTAGGGAATATTGGAATGATGGATTGAAGAGAATGAGAGCGCCAGTTATAATTAAGAAGAATGATATCATTATAGACTTAAAGGACTTGAGAAATGTGGATGAATAGCTTGGCTATTGACTTTGAACAAAAATTCATTGTTTTCATGGGCAGAAAAAACATCAATTTTTTCAAATTCGCTATTTGACACAATCTGGATGTGGTATCCCAATTTTTGAGGATCTCCGAGAGTAAATTCTGTGAAAATGTTCAAATGCAGTATTTATTTGTGACAATAAAAAGGAGATTAAAAGATGAAAGAGTTGTTTGCAATTATTGGGATTTGCGTTATTGTAAATCTGGTTATTGTAGTTGTTAAATGGAGTGTTATAGAAGGAATAAGAAAAAGAGAGATAAATAAGATAGTTAATAAATACAAAAAAAGGAGAAAATAAAATGGAGAGTGTAATAGTCTTCGCAGCTGTATTTGCTATAATTGTTTTTGTGATTGGAATATTGGGAGCTTGTTGGAAAATAGGAAAGAAAATTGCAAAGGACGATTAGTATCATATTTATTTGCTGGCTGTCCAGTAGCTGGTGAATAATTTTTCATGATGGTTGGATTTTTGAAACCCTAATTGATTCGCTGGATGGCTGGTTGGGAGGTTAGGGAGTTACACTCAAATTTTTATTTTTCAGTATTTCACTAAAGCCCCAACCTGCCATCCCTGACACCATTTGACAAATTTGACCATTTGAAATACGATTGAAAATTGACCAAAAATTGATTTCCCGCTACAATTTTTTAGTGGTAAAAAATATTTTCAAAAGGAGGAATTAAAATGACACAGGAAGAAAAAAATGAGGTAAAACAGTTAATAGTCAAGACAATGATGGACTATAGGGGCTTGATGAAAGATAGAGTGAGAGCTGTCAACTATTTGAACATTGATGAAGTTGGTGAAGCTGTGGCTGATATAGTAATTGATAAATTGGAGAGAGAATATGATTTGAAACCAAAGAAAAGTACACCAGTGAGATGGTCAGATTGAGAGAAGAAATTGAATACAAAATTGATGAATTAAAAGAATGGTTAAAAAAGGAGAGTGTGGCTTTTAGTGACTTAGTGGAGAAGCTCTGTTTAGAATTGGAGGAATTAAAATTGTTTATTGTGAGGGGTGATAAAAATAAAAATAAATGAATTCAAGGTTAAAGGCTATGATGCGAGTAAAGTAAGAGATGACCAATTGAGGGATGATTGGAGGTTGTTGTGTGCTAAGTATAGCGTGATGAAGAAAGGTGGGAAGACTGAATTTGCTAAAATTGAGGATTTGATTGAATTTGCTGAAAAAGTAATGAGAGAAATGCTGAAGAGAAAGATAATAGTTTTCCACCCAGACAAGATGAAGAAAAGTAGTTTAGAGCTATTAAAAAAAATATTGAATAGAATTGGCAAGAAGTTGTCAGATGTGACAGAAAGCTTGAAGTTAAAGAACGAAAAAGATGTAGTATATATTCCTGACTTTGTGTGCCAGATAGGTAGCAGTGTCAAGAAAGACAATTATGAAGACATAGACATATTGTTCAGAAGACCACCCAGAGATCCAAGCTTAGAAGTATTGATAGCTAAGACTCTCGGCAGGCAGAATAAAGATTATCATTGGGTATATAATCCAGAAGGTCCTCATGATGACTATGTGCCTTTGTTTGATTTGGTGTTAAGGGCTAAGGACAAAGGTATTGTTAAGGTTAATGAAAACAGGAATGGAAATGAGGAGAAAAAAGTTATCAAGCTGAATTTAGGCTGTGGTGATAATAAGCTACCTGGTTTTGTTAATATTGATATTACTGGACATCCTGACTTATATTGGGATTTGGAACATGGCATACCATTTCCCAATGATTCTGTGGATTATGTGCTGGCTAAACACTCACTTGAACATTTGAGCAACCATTTTTTCATTATGTCGGAAATTTGGAGAGTATTGAAACCTGGAGGCATCTTTGAATTTGAATTTCCCAGTACTAAAGGACAAGGAGCATTCGGCAATCCTACCCACAAAAGCCTGTGGAATGCGGTTACTATACAATTTTTTTGTGAAGACAATTTGCGCAAGAGCCATTTCATATATCCCAAGTTTGAAATAGAAAAGTTGGAAGAATATGACGATCCTGAGTGGGATGTTGTGTATTTGGTTGGTAAGTTAAGATGTGTTAAGAACTCTGGGATAGATGAAGTGCTTGAAAGTAAAAATCTCAAGCCTCTCCAGATTTTTACTCCACTTAAGACCTCGAGTGGATATACTATGCAGGAATATTATGATATTAAAACTTTTGTTGATAAGTGGGCTGATGCTTACTTGAAGAGAGGTAAGAAAATAGACACAGAGATTAAATACAACGGTTGGAGAACTGTTTTGCAGAAGGACAATGGTAACACTTTAATTTACTTTGAGGATTCTAAAAGAGACAGAAGCAATCAATTTCCAGACTTGGTGGCAGACTTGAAAGTTATAGACAAGCCAGTTATATTGGACGCTGAATTAGGAGCTATTGGTCCAGGTGGTAAAGTTATAGCCAGGAAAGACTTAGCTTACTGGGGCACTACTAAGGATAAAGTTTATCGCAAGTTTGAAACACCAGCAGGAGTGAAAGGAACTTTAGTGTGTCATGTGTTTGACTGTCTGTATTATGATGATAAAGATTTGCACAATGAACCTTGGACTACTCGCAGAGAACAATTGGAGAATATTTTTGCTAAATATGACTTTAAGATTTTCAAGCTGTCTCCTAAAAATATTTCTGATAATAAAGCAGACTTGATAAAAGATATCCAAAAAGTTAGTAAAGTTGAGGGTTCAGAAGGGGCTGTGTGTAAAGTAACTGATTCTACATATCCCTTAACTGGACAGACTCCTGCTTGGGCTAAAATTAAAACAATAGTTGAATTCAAGGTTCAAGTAATAAAAAGGAATCCTGTTAAAGGTACTACTAATGTGTTCAATTATACTGTTGGGTATTTGTCTAAAGGTAAGCTGGAGACTTTGGGTAAAACTTTTAACACAACTGTGAAAGCAAATCCTGGCGATATACTGACCATAACCGCACAAGAAATTATACCAAAATTCAAAGATGGTCGTTGGCTCATTGGTGCAGTTGTGCCAGCAGTTCGAGATATAGAATTAGCCAGAAAGAATCCAGAAACAGCTGAAGAAATAATTAAGAGAGCTTATGCTGCAGGTATATTGCAGATTAGTCCTGATGTGAGGGATGAGCTGAAGAAAAGTAAATTGATATCATCAAGTGAAAGTTTTGCTATCATTGAAGCAAAAAAGGAAGGTGAAGCAGGAGAGAGAGGGAATATTACTATTACTAAAGGAATGAAAGGTGATGGAGTTCTTCAACTACACATAATGGGTTTAACTGAGGATGGGGTGAAAAAAATTATGAGGAATTCGTTAAGAATCATGGCAGCCGTTAGAAAAGGTCTTAAACCTTTTAGAGATATAATGCAATCGTTAATTTCAGCGGGTTGTCACATAGACTTAAGATTACATCCTTCAGGTATGAATTATTGGGAAGGTGGAGAAATACTAATCGGCAATATTAAAGGACTTGATAAGTTGGCAGATTATAAACCTGGAGACAGCTTACGGTTTATGTGGAAACAGCCCAGGAAAGGTGAAGGTGAGGCTGAAGTAATTAGAGGACCTTTGTCATGGCTGGATTTTGGTAAGAAAAGTCCAGCTATATTTGAACCAGGAGAAGTGGGCGCATTCAGTAAGTCATATGCAGTAATGATAATAATAGATTTCATAGATTGGAAAGCTCACAAACAAGAAGAGCATATTAAAGAATTTGAGTTCAATTTCACAAGGAACAAAAATTTGTCAGGTAGATGGTTATTCATGTATGCTCCAATTGCTGACGGCAAGCGAATTTGGATAGCCAAAAGACCTAAGGATCAAACTTTTTTCAAGGATGAATGAAAAATCATATTTTGATTATTATAAGAGGAGGTGAAAAATTTTGGGCATTGTAGAAGCAAGAGGCTATGGTAAAGGTGTAGGAGGTTACCCTCAAGCAGATGGAGGAGCTAAATATTGTGTTTGTCCAGTATGTGGTTATAAGGTTGTTCACAAAAAGATTGGGTTGGGCAAGTCGATTCCTTGTGTCCAAATAAAATGCCCAAAATGTGGCAATATGATGAGAGGCTCTGATGAAGCTAAAAAAGTAACTAAGAAGTATGGTAATTATGGGAAATATGGTGATTATGGCAAGTATGGCTATGGTTATTATGGCTATGGTTATTATGGCAAATATAACAAACAGTTTAAGAAAGCTCTCAGTCTGTTAGATAAGTTAATTAAGACAATAAAAGACAAAGCGACACAAACCAAGTTAACCCAGATTAGGAATCTATTAGCACCCAAATATGGTTATTATGCTTCTAAGGAATTGGCCATCCAGAATACTACTGAAGCAATAGCTAAACTGAAAAGTATGAATATTAGTGAGCTGAATAAAATAGCTGAATTGATTAAAGAAAGTAAACCTCCAAAAAGAACTCCAAAGTTATCAGAAGGCGCAATTCGCAAGAATCAAGAAATTACAGAGAATGTTATTAGTTTAGACTGGATAGAAGAAGATAAAGAAAAACCATTCAGATTCAGTGGGGTAGCTTTAAAAGCAAATGCAGAAAGTGCCAATGGCAGATTTTATCCGAGAGAAGTAGTAGAATCGGCGGTTAAAGAGGCTAAAGAGAATATTGAAAAGTTAACAATTATGATGGGTCATCCGACAGGTGATGATCCCAGTAGGATTGTTGGCAGACCTGTCGAGATAGATTTAAATGACAATGGGGAAGTTACTTTTGTTGCTGAGTTAAATAATACATCTTTGGGTAAGGATGCGCAAGAATTACTGAAATTTAGACCTCCTGGTTCACAGGAGCTGTCCATAAGGGCAGAAGGTAGTTTGATGACTGAAAAAGTCAATGGTCATAAAAGAGAAAAAGTATTAGAAATGCATTTAAAAGGTATTGATCTCGTGTTAGAGGGAGCAATACCAGGAGCAAAAGTTAAAGAAGTGTATGAAAACAAGGGAGGTGTTGAAAATATGACAAAGGAGGAATTACTCCAGATGAGCGAAGTTCAGGATCTGATTGAGGATGCTAAGGAGACTTTAGCTGCACAGGTTGAGGAATTGAGTACTGAAAAAGAAAAGCTACAAGAGGAATTTGATAAATTACAAGAGAAGATTAAAGAGCTGGAGACTAAATTAGTGGCTGCTGAGCAAGAACGAGATAAATTAAAAGCAGAAATAGAGCAGAAAAAGTTAGAAGAGTTTATTAATAAGAAAATTGAGGAATTGGATGTTGATGATAAGGTTAAGGAGTTATTGAGGAAGAGAGTGGTTGGTAGTAATGAAAAGGAAGTAGAAGAGTCACTTAAAGCGGAGCTTGACTATATTAAGGAGTTGGTTCCACTTACCAGAGAGAAGAAGACTTTAGTGTATGGTAAACCTCCAGCAGGAAAGACAAGGACAACAGCTAAAACTGAAGCAGATATTTTAAAAGAAGGTAATGAGAAACTGTGGAATTTGGCTGAGAATATACAGAAAATTTATGATGAAGAAGACGAGGATTAAGTTACAGAGAGTTATTAGGAGGTGATTTAATTAAATGAGCAGGAAAATAATGACATATAATTCTTCATTAGAGAACTATGTGAGAGCAGGAATATTGAGTAAGTTTACAGCTGGGGCAGATATTGAAGCTGGAGATATGTGCTATTTAGACGGAGCAGGTAAAGCAAGACCTGCAGCTGACCCTATGTTACTGTTTGGTAGAGGAGGGATAGCAGGTGTGGCTGAGACTAAAGCTGCTGAAGGAGAAGAAGTTTTGCTTTGGCAGACTGGTGTATTTGAATTTACAACTTCTGTTGCTCAGGCAATAAAACCTGGAAATTATGTGTATGCTACTGGGAGCAATACAGTTGATTTGGGTGGTGGTAGAGACCAAGAAATTTCAGTAGGAGTAGCAGAATCTTCAACACCAGGATCTGCGAGTGGTGAAATTGTGGAGGTATTTATTACTCCAGTTCAGAAGCGTTCACCATATTGTTATAACCAGGCTAATCCGTACTTATAATTTAAGCTTGAAAGCGATGGAGGTGATTTAATAAAATGAAAAATAACGATACAGAGTTGATTAGTGTGCAAGACTTAAGAGAAACAGCGGTTCAAACTTCAGGTTGGACAGAAGCTCAGCAAAGAGTGATTAGAAAACTGCTGAAGGAAGCTCGTACAACTTCAGAGATGCCAGAGTTATTAAGGACAGCTTTTAATACGAAATTGCTGGATGGTTATATGGAGCATGTGGCATTGTGGCCTCAGGTTTTTGATTTGGTCACAATGACTAAAGGTAAGGAGATTGATTTTCCAGGACTGAAAGGCATTCATGTTTATGAGGCGATTAGCGGACAGGAGAAACACTTTACTGGACCTGTGTCTGGTGAAGCAACTATGAAGCCAAGGAAATTTGAGTGTTTGCTGGGTTTCACTGAGGAGATGCTGGAAGATGCAGAAGTTGATGTTATGGGGTGGTGTTTAAGGGTAGTTGGTCACAGGTTTAAACAGAAAGAAGATGAAATAGCTTTTGGGGCTTTTACTACTCGGGGAGCTTCGATGAATCAGAATACTAATACTGGATTGAATGCAGCGGCTCTCGAATCGGCTATTGCAACCTTGATGAACAGAACTGTAACAGCAGGAGGAAGAACTGAGAGAGATCCTATTGCTCCTGATGTGATAATTGTTGATCCTACTCATTTGTATCAGGCCAGGGAATTAATTAATACTTCTCTAACTGTAACTGCTAATATTGGTGGGACTGTAGCAGCTGGTGGAACTAATGTATTTCAGAATGTGCTGAATATTATATGCTCTCCGTATGTGGATTCTGATTATTATTACATCGGGAAAGCGAAGACCGGAGGAGGCTGTGTATTTTTAAGGAGATTAATGCTACAGATTAAGCAATGGCAAGATTTATTACGAGACACAGAAAATGCCAGAGCTAAGGCAAGATTTGATGCTGATATTTTGGAACCAGATAAATGGGTCAGGACAGAATATTAAAAATATTGAGATAAAGGAGCTGGTATGTTGTCGCTCCTCTTCAAATATGGGTAGGTAGCTTGTGTTGGCTCCTACCCATTTTTTAAAGGAGGTTAATTAAATGAGTATTTCTTCAGGGTATAGTGGTATACCTGTGGTGATTAAACCTATTAAGAGACCAGCCAATAAGGAGATATTGAAACAATGGCAAGAGTTGGACGAAATTAAGAGGAAGAAAAAACAAGAAGCAAAATTGAGACAGGAGAAGCTGAAAAAAGAAAAGATTAGAAGAAGACCAAAAAGCAGGTGATAACTAATGGCATTAACTAAGAATAGACTACCAGTAGGAGACTGGTTAACAGGAGCTATTAAACCAAACCAGGTTAATGTAGGAACTACTCCTACTCCGTTACCCACCACAGCACTAAATCACCGAAGAAGCATAATCGTATATAACAACGGCTCAAATACTGTTTACCTCGGAGATGCGAATGTTACTGTGGGAAATGGCTTGCCGATGCCCCCGGGAGGTTCATATAGTTTTAAATTGGATGTAGGGGTAGTTTTGTATGGGGTAGTGGCTTCAGGGACTGAAGATGTGAGAATACTTGAAGGGAGTTAAAGATGAAAAAACTTGAATTTATTGGGCTAATAACAGTTTTATTATTGAATATAGCATCAATTTGTAATGCTCGTTATATGGGTTATTCTCCGGATATCTATTATTGGATGAGAGATGTAGACGCTAATGACCACGAATTATTCAATGTTGAGCGGATAAGAGGGAAAGATGAGCTTAACCTTGTAGCCAATGCCTACTACGATGAGGCAAGCGGTAACTGGTACAGGATTGATGAATCAAAAGGGGCATGGAGAGTACGATTAGTTGTTGACAGCGACCTGATAATTCAAGCTGTATCAAGTGGGAGTGACGCAATAACATGGTTAGATAAACTTCGGTTAACTGACACTAAAAAATTAATGACTGTATTTGTAACCAGAATAGATACATATTCACAAACTGCTGAACCAGATATAGGTAGTGATACAGTAGCCCTCTGGGAAGACACAGACGATAATCGTTGGTGGCTCATTTGGGATAAGGGAGGAACGTAGTATAAAGTGGGCTTTGAAAATGCATCAGGAGAGCTTCAGTGGACGCCGGTATACCAGGAGCAAAGGGCTCATATTGCACAGTTTTATAAACCTGGAACTAATTATCCTGCTGAAAGTGAAATCGGCGTTACTCCAGTTCTTCTCTTTGATGCTACTGTTGATGAAGAGATATATTATGAGTGGGCAGTGCCTGATAATTATGATCCAGGCTCTGATATAAAGTTAAGATTTGCTTGGGCGCCAACTGATGCATCAACGGGCGATGTCGTTTGGGCAACGGAATATACGATTGTAACTCCAGATAACGATGAAGTTCTAACAGCTGCAACTACTACCGCAACTGTAACTGATTCAGCAGAAGGTCTTGCAAATGAACTTTTATTAACAGATTTCATAACAATATCAGGGACAGGAATTCAGGCTAAGGATACTATCTCGATGAGGATTTACAGAGATGCTGATAATGGGGCAGACGATTACGGCTCTGATGCTGCCCTTGTTCATCTTGGGCTATACTTCCAGGTTGACAGAAACGGTGTAGCATCTCCTTGAGAAGAAATGATTTTTGATAAATTATTATTTCAATGGGTTTAAATGAAAGATTGTCCTTTTTGCTCAATAGAGAAAAAGACCGAGTGGTTTTTGAAAGAAAAAGATTTGGTGGTCTGTGAAGATTTAGATAGTAAGAACTTCAAATTGAGAATTTTAGTTGTCTTTAATGGGAAGCCTTATCACAAACCGTACGAAAGTTACAGAGCTGAAACTATTGAATATATGCTCCAGAAAGGAATAGATGTTGTGAATAAACTTATTCAAGAAGGAAGAATTAACAAGATTGAAAATATTGATATTAGTCATTTTAAAGTTAGAGACCATTTCCATTTACAAATAGGAGTGATGTAATTGACTAATAGGGAAAAATTAAGGCTTTTAATTGGAGATAAGAATAAAATAATGGTTAATGACCAATTTGGTGTTGGTGATGGGAGTAATAAGTACTTTCAATTGAGTATGTATCCAGTTAGGGCAACTACTGAAGTTATCGTTTTAAATAATAGTTCACAAACAAGAGATATTGACTACACAATTGACAATGATACTGGTTTGATCACAATGACTTCAGCTCCAAGTAATGGAGCTATATTGAAAGCTCAGAAGTATGAATACAATGCTTTCAGTGATGATGAGCTTGACCAGATTCTATCGGATTATGGCAACGATATAAATATGGCTGCTGCTCACTGCTGCAGAGCTTTAGCAACAAATGCTGCTAAATTCTTCGTTTACTGGTCAGGCGACGAGAAAGTAGACAAAACTAAAGAATGCCAGAATTTCTTGAGAATGGCAGAAGCATTTGAACAGAAAGCTAAAGAAGAACAAGCAGCAAGCTTAGCTGTAGGTGTATTGAGAACTGAGATATATTCAGAGAATGAAGATGATTATACAGGGATTTATCAGGATTAGAAATGTTAACTAAAGAAGACATAAAATGGACAAAGCTGAATGAGCTCGGTATTTATAGAGGAAGGAGATGTAGCCCGGGAGAATTTTATTTTAAGAAAAGAACTTTGGATAGCATTGATCCATTTACGAATGAAAAAAGTTGGACATATACAGACGAATATTGTGAGCCAGTAATTCAGATATTGAAAGGTGAAGAGAGAGAAATCGTAGCTGCACCAGGCTTTCTTGAACGGGGAGATATAATTGCTACGATTGATTGGAGAAAAGAAGAAATAGATACATCTGAACCAACTGTTGTAGGAGATACTCAATACTACGAGGCTGTTTACAAAGATGAAACTTATGTTATCAAACAAGTGCACAAGACTGGTTTAGGCTCTGAAATAACGAGGCAGATAATTTATTTGAGTAAAAAGGCAGGCGGATAGAAATGCCAGCAGAAATGTTTAATTGGGACAAGGCTGAAAATGTTGGTAAAAGTGATGATGCTATAACAGAAGCTTTAGATAGAGTTGTCAAGAGATATGCAGTTGAAGCTGCGGAAAATGCTAAGCCTTTGTGCCCAGTCAGGTATGGTACTCTGCAAAAAAGTTTGGCTGCTTCTGTAGATTATAGAAATAGGGTTTATCCTGCTGTGACAGGTCAGAAAGTAGATAAGTTAACATATTTAGTTGGTTCGGCTTTGCCATATGCTGCTAAACAAGAATTTGAACACAAAACTAAGAGCCATTTTATTCACAAAGGTGTTAAGAGTGTGAAAGAGCCAATGAAAAAAGAAGCAGCCAATTTATTGACCAAAATATTGGGAGATTTTTGGAAAAAAGGGGTGATGTAACTTGACTCAACAGAATACAAAAAATGGCTGTTCTTATGGTAGGGAAACAAGAGCTATTTTATTGAGTTTTAAGGAAATGGTTGAAAAACTGATAAGTAATGAGACTAAACATATATATGAACAGCTGAAAGTGGCTAATGACAAGATTGATAGGCTGGCAAGTTGTATTGATGAATACAAAAAGTTTTCAAGGAGGATATTTTTCTCTTTATTAATTACTGTGATTGGCGCTTTAGTTTCAGCTTTAGTAATGATTAAGTGGTAATTGAAAAGGAGGTAGATTTGAGTGTAAAATTATTAATTACTGGGGGATGTGGGTTTATTGGGTCTAATTTTATCCGTCATATTCTTAAAAGCTATCCTACCTATAAAGTTTACAATTTAGATAAACTCACCTACTCAGGCAATCCTGATAATTTGAAGGATATTGAAAATAATCCTAATTATATTTTTATTAAAATGGACATATGTGATATCCAGGATTTCCCTTTGGATCCTCCTGATTGGATAGTCAACTTTGCTGCTGAAAGTCATGTTGACAGAAGTATAAGAGATTCTTCCCCTTTTATAAAAAGCAATTATTTAGGAGTGCAGAAACTTCTTGACTATGCAGTTCAGCATGATTGTAAGTTTTTTCAGATTAGTACAGATGAAGTATATGGAGAAGTGCTTGATGGGTTTGCGGACGAAAATTCCCTTTTAAAGCCTTCTTCTCCTTATTCAGCAAGTAAAGCAGGAGCGGATTTGTTAGTACAAGCTTACGGAAGAACTTATGGACTTAAATATATTATCAGCAGGAGTACTAATAACTTTGGACCTTATCAGTATCCTGAGAAGCTAATTCCTCTCGCAATAACAAATTTACTCGAAAATAAAAAAGTGCCTATCTATGGGAAAGGAGACCAAATACGAAACTGGATATTTGTAGAAGATAATTGTAAAGCTATAGACCTTCTTCTTCACGAAGGGAAATTTGGAGAAATATATAATATAGGCTCTTTATATGATGATGTGACTAACTATGAATTAATCAAGTTTATAATTGAGAATATGGCGCTTGACTATGAGTACTTTATAGAATTTGTTCCTGATAGACCTGGGCATGATAGGAGATATGCAGTTGATTGTAAAAAAATTACTGAATTAGGTTTTGAAATAAAAGATAATTTAGAAACAAATTTGAATAAAACCATTAATTGGTATATTAATAATGAGTGGTGGTGGAAGAAATTAAAACTTAGAGAGGATGATAAATGAAAGGAGTATTGCTTGCAGGTGGTAAAGGAACGAGGCTTTATCCTTGCACTAAGGTAACGAATAAACATCTTCTACCAGTGTTCAATAAACCAATGATATTCTATCCTCTGGAAACTTTAATTAATTCAGGGATTAGAGAAATTCTGATTGTTACTGGCAGGGAACATATGGGAGCAGTTATCCAGACTTTGGGAAGCGGAAAAGACTTTGGAGTAGAGTTTACTTATAAAGTCCAAGACCAAGCGGGAGGAATTGCTGAGGCACTATTGTTAGCTGAAGGTTTTGTTCAGAATGATAATGTTGCAGTAATTTTGGGAGATAATATTTTTGAAGAGGATTTCAAGTCTGATGTTCTTGATTTTACTGGAGGGGCTAAGATTTTTCTGAAGAAAGTTAGCGATCCCCAGAGATTTGGAGTAGCTGAAATTAGAGATAGCAAAGTAATGAGGATTATTGAAAAACCTAAGAAGTTTATCAGTGACTTAGCGGTAACAGGTTTCTATCTATATGATTGTGAAGTTTTTGATGTAATTAGAAGCCAAGAATATTCAGATAGAGGAGAGTTAGAAATTACTGATACTAATCGGTACTACCTTGTTCATCACCGTTTAACATATAGAATACTTGATGGATTCTGGAGCGATGCGGGGACTTTTATTTCCCTTTTTAAGAGTAGTCAGCATTTTTATGAAAGAAAAATAAGATTAAACAATAGTAAAAAACAGGGAATTAAAGATGTCTTTAGTCAATAACCTTGGAGAAGCTTTTTATAATAGTTTGGTATACTTCTTAAGAAGCTCAGCAGATTTGGAAAGTGATTTTGATGATAGAATTTATATCAGTCATCCTGATTTAAATCTTTCAGATTTAGCATTACCTTTCATTCTTATTCATTCTTACTTAGAAGAACATGATGTGAATGTTCAGCCTGATTATGAAGGCACAGAATCAAGATTAGCGAGATTTAATTTTACTATTGGAGTTTATTGTCAGACTTATTCTCAGCAAAGAGAGCTACCAGAGCTTGTGAGGAGAGTGATTCTGTCTTCTAAGGTTGGTAATAAACATGGAATTCAGATCTATAAAGGTTTTGATAATAGTGGCAATCCTGATGCGGGTTCTGAATTAGTTGTTGCTGATATTGAATTAGGTAATATTACACCTCTGGGTGGAGAAACAGAAGAGGATATAGTAAGGAAATTTAGAAGCATGATTGATGGATATTGGGAAGTTTTAAAAGATAAAACTAAAAAATTTATAAATAGTAATTCATAAAATTCATAAAAAGGAGTAGTTTATGCCAGTATTCATTCCAGGTAATCCAGAAAGAGCAGAGAGAGACCTGAGGATTTATCTAATTGGATTGATATAAACTATTTTGATGGAATGCGAGATCCCAGAGCTTATAAAGATCCTAAATATGATAATAGGAAGGGCTATGGTTTGTATTATTGGCATGATGGTTATATTGAGATAGCTAAACAATTAATAAGAAGATTTAAGATATTCAAATTTTTAGAATTAGGATGTGCAAAAGGTTTTTTGGTTCAAGCGATGAGAATGATTGGAGTTGAGGCATATGGGGTTGATATATCTGAATATGCTGTAGCTAATTGTCATCCTGAAATGAAAAAATATATTATGCAAGGAGATGCAACTGAGCTGGGGATATTTGAGGATTGTTATTTTGATTTAGTATTTTCTTGGGATTTTTTGGAACACTTAAAATCTGAAGAGATATTAAGGTGTCTGATTGAGTGTAGGAGAGTGAGTGATAAATATATATATCATGGTATTACAGTATTTGATAAGAATTATGGAAGTATAGCTAAACATTTTCCTAATGAACCACAAGATCCTACACATGTGAGTTGTTATAATATCAATTGGTGGAGGAAGATATTTAGAGAAGTATTTGCTGATAAAGAAATTATTGAATTTAAATTGCAGGATAATGCTTTTGCTTCTGGAAATAAGAGAAGAGCACAGTTGGAGGCTGTTATATGTATAAAGTAAATATTGTTGTGCCAACTTATAATGGCAAGAAGTTTTTAGATCCTTTATGGAGATGTTTAAAAGAGAATATATCGAATAAGATAAATTGGAAATTAACTTTGGTAGATGATGGCTCTATAGATGGCACTGATAAATGGGCAGAAAGACATTCAGGAATTAATTATGTTAGGAATGAAGCAAATGTTGGTTTTGCTAAAAGCTGTAATAGAGGTGCTAAGAGTTTAGAAGCTGAATATGTACTATTTCTTAATAATGATACAGAGCCACAAAAGGGATTTTTGGAATATATGCTGAAAATAGCTGAGGATAATTATTTCAGATCTCCAATAGTTGGTGCCAAATTGCTGACAATTGATGGTAAATATATACAGCATGCAGGAATTAAGTTCATGGCAGCTTCTGGATATCCTTATGAGTATGGTCAGGGAAGACCGGCAGATGATTATAGTTGTAATAAAAGCAGAGAAGCTGAGGCTGTGACTGCGGCTTGTATGCTGGTGAAAAAAGATGTATTTGAAAGGCTTGGTGGTTTCTGTGAAGAATTTATTAATGGTTGGGAAGATGTAGATTTTTGTTTAAGGGCAAGGGAAGCAGGCTTTAGAATTTATTATTGTGCAGAAGCTGTAATACTGCATCATCGTTTTGCTTCTGAAGGTAGATTTCTACATGAAGCTGAGAATAAGACTTTGTTTAAGGATAAATGGATTCATCATAGAAGATTGGATGTTATTACTCCATTTTGGATGGCTGTCGCTGCTACTTGGAGGTGTAATTTAATGTGTAAGCATTGTGATATATGGAAAAAACAATCGGAAGAAGAAATTAATATACATGAATTTCAGAAGTGGATCTCACATGAATTTTTTAATAATATAAATAATATTGCAATTTTTGGGGGAGAGCCAACCTTATTCCATAAAATTGTAGATTTAATTGCTATCTGTGCAGATAGATGGAAAGGTGCTGAAATTGGTATAATTACGAATGGAACTCTACCTGAAAATCAGAGAAAAATTTGGGAAACAATTGCTAATAATTTAAGAGGCAATTTTGTTGTAAGGGTTTCTATAGATGGTAGTGAAGAGGTTCATGATGAGCTGAGAGGAGTTAAGGGAACTTTTCAGCAAGCGGTTGAGACTGTCAGAATTGTGAATACTATTTGGCCAAGGAAATGTGGAATTAGTATTACTGTATATCCAGATACAGTTGATGAGTTGCCATATTTAATTGATTTGGTCCAGAAATTAGGAATTACTTTCTGTATAAGAGCAGGGGTAAGTGGAAGTTATTTTGGCGGTAAAGTATTGGGTAAGTGGACGAGCGAGAAGATTGATAAATTTGAAAAGATAATGAACAGTGCTCCTGACTACATGAAATCATTTGACAAATTTGTTTTTGCTCTGCCTCATTTTTTGAGGGAAGGTGTTCATAAACCTTGCGAAGCTTATAGGAAATCGCTTGTGGTTAATACTGATTTAATGGTTTCAATTTGTCACGAAAGAGAGCCATTGGCTCACTTAAAAGATATACCAAGAGTTTGGGGTAGGACTAAAGAGTGGTGTTTGGTAGGTTATGAGGCTTTGAGTGATAAATGTTTTAAACCAAGTTGTTTTCTTGACGGCCCTTATGGCGTCAGTTATATCGCAGATTGATATAAGGAGTAAAATATGTCAATTAAATTTTCTATTATAATTCCTACCTATAATAGACATCAGAATTTATCATGTTGTTTAATGGCTTTAGCAAAACAAACCTTCCCTACAGAATTTTGGGAAGTCATTATTAGCGATGAAGGTACAGACCCTGCTGTGAAGATAGCTCAGAAGTATTCAACTATAATGAATATAAAGTATCTATGGAGAATAGGCAAAACAGGTAATCCAGGTCCAGCAAAAAATCTGGCAAGCAAAATTGCTATTGGAGAAGCTCTGATATTCGTGGATTCAGATGTGATTCTTAATCCTAATGCTTTGAAAGCCTATGATAAGTTACACAGTTTATATCCTGAGACAATAATTTGTGGCAGATATGATTGGTTGATGCCTATGAATATAACTGAAGAATTAGTTGCAAATCAATTTGATAAAGTAGTAAGTAATCAGTTTCCACAAGTAGCTCCTATCTCTGCTGGTCCACTACCAGGAATTGACCCAAGGTGGCAAGATGAAAAGACAAAATTTTGGAAAGAGCCGAGTAGTTTATCGCCAGTTACAGGTAAACCTTTTGCTTTGGGGATGTTTGGGGGTAATTTGCTAATCCCTAAAAAGCTTTTTTTGGAAGCAGGAGGTTTTGATGCGAATATAAAAGGACACGGAGGAGAAGATTGCTGTTTAGGATGGGAGTTGTTCAGAAGAGGAGCAAAAGCATTGTTTTCAGAAGACGTGATCGGCTGGCATATCTGGCATCCGAGGAATCAAGCTCAGAATGAGCAGGATGTTAAAAAGAACATTAAGTACATAGAAAATAAGTATCGAGATTTGCACATTAAATATGGAATTATTGCGGAGCCAGAGAAAAACATGATTTACTGCGACAAAGGGACATTTATTTCTTCTGAAAAAAGAAAGGAGCTTGGTGTTGATTGAATACTCCATTGTGATACCAGTATATAATAGAATGTTCGGATTGGAGTGCTGTTTGACTTGTATATTTAAGCAGAAGTTTAGGCATGATAAGTTTGAGGTGATTGTATGTGATGATGGCTCTCAGGATAACATTCTTTCTATTGTGCAGAAATTTGCTAATCTTGATTTTAATATTAAATATTTTTGGCAACCAGATAAAGGGTTTAGAGCAGGTCAAGCTCGTAATAGAGGTGTTGAATTGATGGACGAAAATTCTGATGCAATAATATTTATGGATTCTGATATTATCGTTAGAGATAATTGGTTGGCTACTTACCATAAGCTACACACACAATTTCCGAATTGTGTTATTTGTGGTAGATATGATTTTTTATTACCAATGAAACTTACTTTGGAGGATATATTATTTAGGTTTGATTTGGTGGTAAGCAATAGGGTAAATGTTCAATATATTCCTAAGGGTGAATTAATTGGTGCTGATATAAGACAGTCGTTATTTGAAAGAGATAAAAGGTATAGAGACAATCCATCAAGGAGACCAGTTTCAGGATCTGGTGGTGCTTTATTTGGTGGTAATGTTTTAATACCTAAAGATGCGTTCTTGCAAGCAGGAGGTTTTGATGAAAATATCGTTGGGCATGGGGGAGAGGACAATGATTTAGGTCAAACGATTGACGAACTTGGATATGAGTTCATTTTTACAGATGAGGTGATGGGTTGGCATATTTGGCATGAAAGAAATCAAGAAGCAAACATAGAAAGTTTGAAGAAAAATATAAAATATATAGATAACAAACATAAAAGGAGGCATTAAATGGCATTAATTGACCCAGCAAAGATGATAAAGGTAGTTATTAAAGGATGGAATAAATCAGAAGAATATTATATCAAGGACTTTGATACAGCAGTAGAAGAGTTAAAGAAGATTGTAGAAAAAAAAGAGGATTATGTTTTGGAATCCGTATTATTTGTTTGGCCAAAACCAAAGGAAGATAGATCGTTGAATATAAATTCTAAACTTGCCACTATTAGTGAAAAATTAGATAAACTGGCAACTCTTGCAGAAGAATTTGTTAAATTTCAGAAACATCAGAAAAAGAAAAGGTGAAAGTATCAGTAATAATAACAACTTATAATAGAGCAGGACATCTAAATAGGGGTTTATATACATTGTTGAATCAAGATTATAAACCTGATGAGGTAATTATAGTTGATGATGGTAGTCAGGATTATACGGCTGACTTAGTAAAAACATTTCAGAGTGAATATCCTAATCATAATATTAGATATATTTATAACAATAATCCAGGATATACAAATTGCTGTTTGGCAAAAAACATCGGGATTAAACAAGCTAAAGGAGAGCTGATTATTTTTACAGAGCCAGAAGTGTTACATATAGGCAATACTATTAAACAGCATGTGGATTGGCACGAAAAAGAGCTTAAATTATTTGTGTCAGCAGGGACGGTTTATTTTGTGTTTGCTGGGATTATTAGGATTTTAAGTCTTGAACATTTTAGAAATCCCGAATTAATTACAAAAATAAAAGAAGTGGTTGAATGGAGAGAAGGTTATATCCCTCAGTATGAAGATATTGCTGTATCAAGAAGAGTTTCAGCTTGCTATTGTGCATCAGTGAGAAAAGAGTGGCTGATGGCAATTGGTGGTTTTGATGAGAGATTTTTGCCTCATTGGGGGTGGGATGATATTGATTTGCAATCAAGATTAAGCAGATTTGGCGTCAGGTGTATTCCTGATGAAAGTATAAAAGTGGTTCATTTAGCTCATGGTTATACAGGATGTCTTGAAAAATGGAATTACAATAAGACCTTACACGAAGATCCTAACAAGCCAATAATAGCAAATAAAGGTAAAGAATGGGGAGTAATAAGGACGTGAAATTATCGGCTGTAATGTCTTCTTATAACAGAGGTGGGCTTATTAGGTGGAGTTTATTGAGTTTGGTTAACCAACAAGTGCCACCTGATGAGATTATTTTCATCGATGATGGCTCTGTAGATGGTACTGGTAGAATTATTGAGAATTTTATGAAAGAACATCCTGAAGTAAATTTGAAATATTATTATAATAACAATCCAGGTTGGACTATTTGTGTTCATGGGATGAATTGTGGTATTAAGAAAGCTACTGGAGATTTAATTATGCTAACAGAGCCAGAAATCCTTCATCCAACACCAGATGTTAAGATTGCTAAAGAATTTTTTTCTAAACCTGGGAATGAAAATAAGATATTAATTGCTAATCCTTTATATGCTGTGTACGAAATAGCTTTAAGGCGGTTGACTGAAGAGCAATTGTTAAATCCTATTTTAATAACTAAATTGCCAAATGTGTATGATTATTATGTAGGCTATTGTTCACCACCGGACACAATTACTTATTTCCCAAATGGAGGTACTCATCACATAGCAATAATATTTAAGAGACACTTATTGGCGATTGGTGGTTATGATGAAGAATTTTTAGATGGAGGAGCTGGAGGCTATGATGATATTGATTTATTAACTCGACTGAGATATTATGGAATTGAGGAAGTTAGAACGAACGAGATAATTGCTATACATCTATATCATGAACCTCCACCTTCATATGCTCGGCAGCCAGAGTTAGTTAAGAAAAATTATTTAAAGATGCAATCAAGGAAACCTAATGAATGGAAAGTTAACGTTGGGAGAAGCTGGGGAGTGTTAAAGGAGCGATGAATGCAAGCAGTTATTTTGGCAGGTGGGCAAGGTACAAGGTTAAGACCTTTGACATATTTGGAGCCAAAGCCCATGATTAGGATAGGTGTATACCCATTTTTGGAATATGTGATTAGGCTGCTGAAAAAGAATAAGATCGCTAATTTAGTTATTTGCACTGGCTATTTAGGTGGGCAGATAAAAAAATATTTTGGAGATGGAGCTGCTTTTGGTGTTAATATTGAATATAGCCATGAAGTTATTCCAGCAGGCACTGGTGGTTCACTGAAATTAGCTAAAAATCTATTGGGAGAGGATTTTTTTATAGTTAATGGAGACACTTATTTAGATATTGATTATTTGGAGTTATATAAGTTATTTAAAAGATCCAATAGGTTAATGATGATGGTTGTGTGCGAAGCTGAAAAAGCAAATTGTAAAATTGGTCAGCGTGGTGATTTAATTGAGTATAGCAAATTAGGTTTCGACTCAGTTTATATTGATGCAGGAGTTTCGGTAATGAATAAAGGTATATTCAATTTATTTCCTGATAAATATTTTATTTCATTTGAAAAGGAAGTATTACCGAAGTTAATCTCTGAAAGACAAGTAAAAACATATGTAAGTAAGAATAGGTTTTATGATATTGGAACTTTTTCTGGGCTGCAGAAATTTAAAAAAGAAATGGTTGGGGTTTAAAAATGTGTTATTAAAAATTTAGGAGATTTGCCAATGATAATCTCAAGAACACCATTTAGAATTAGTTTTGCTGGTGGCGGTACTGATATCAAGGACTTTTATGGTTTGGAGACAGGAGCAGTAATTTCTACGACTATCAATCGCTATATGTATATTTTTCTAAATAGAAGATTTGATGGTGGGATAAGAGCATCCTATTCTGAAGTGGAAGAAGTTGAAAAAGTTAATCAAATTAAACACCCTATTATTCGGGAATGTTTAAAACTAATCAATGTGAGTGGTATTGATATAGCTTCGATTGCAGATATTCCTCAGGCGACAGGTTTAGGATCTTCTTCAAGTTTTACTGTTGGCTTGCTGAATGCTTTGTGTGCACTGAAAAGTAAATATTTGTCAAGAACAGAATTGGCAGAGTTAGCCTGTGCAATAGAGATAGATATTCTTAAGGAGCATATAGGAAAACAAGACCAATATGCTGCAGCATATGGAGGCTTGAACCTTATAGAATTTGAATCTAATGATGCGGTAAACATCAAGCCTATACTTTGTGAACTTGAGATTAAAGATGAATTAAATCAGAGTCTGATGTTAATTTATACTGGTATAAGTAAGCGGAAAAAAGCTTCTGATGTAATTTCTACTTATAATTTTAAAGAGAACTATTTGGTCTTGAAAGAGATGAGAGAATTGGCATATGAAATGAAAGATTGTTTGGAAGAAGGTAAAGAACTTACAGATTTTGGTTTACTGTTAGATGAAGAATGGAAGCTGAAGAAGAAATTATCTAAATTAATCACGAATGAAGATATTGATACAATTTATGAAACAGCGAAAAAGGCAGGAGCATTAGGTGGTAAGCTGTGCGGAGCTGGGGGCAGAGGTTTTCTTCTTTTATTTGTTGAAAAATATAATCGCCAAAAAGTTAGAGAATCGCTTTGGCCGTTAATAGAAGTGCCTTTCAGATTTGATTTCGAGGGTTCAAGGATAATTTATGTTAATTAAGGAGGTATACCTTGAAAGTACTAATTACTGGAGCAGCTGGTTTTGGTGGATCTGGGTTAACTAAGAGGCTGCTGAAAAAAGGTTATGAAGTAACAGCTCTGGATATTGTGGCTCCTTTGCATTCAGGTTTAGATATTGATAATCCAAAACTAAATTATTTGTGGAAAGCTGTTCATGATATTCAACCTGAAGATATTGAAGGCCATGATATTGTTGTTCACTTCTGTGCACAAGCGGATGTGCCAATGGGCTTTCCTTCTCCAGTCTGGACTGCTTGGGAAAATGCTATGGGTACAGTGGCATTGTTGGAAGCAGCCAGAAAAGTCAAAATTGAGAAATTAATATATGCTGGCAGTGGAAATGAATGGGGTAGACCATTGTATTTACCTATAGATGAAGATCATCCCTTAATGCCACACAATCCTTATTCCTGGAGTAAATGTGCACAGGAGTTGGCTTGTTGGGCGTGGTATAGGAGTTATAAGGTTCCAATTGTGGTGATGAGTAATGGATATATTTGTGGTCCTGGCATGAGAAGGGAAATTTTTGTATTCAAATGGATTTATAATATTTTGAGAAATAAACCAATAATTCTGGAAGGAGGCGACCAAACAAGAGATACTACTTATGTTGATGATGTTTTGGACGCTTGGGAGTTAGCTATTCAAGCACCAAAGGAAAAAGTGGTCGGAGAAAAATTTCAGGTTAGCTATGGTCAAGAGCTGAAAGTGAGAGATATAGCTGAGTTGTGCATGAAAGCTTGCGGGAAAAGAGTGCCAATTATTGAAAAGCCTTATAGACCTGGTGAGTTTGGACAGAGGGAGCTATTTTCCAATGAAAAAGCAAGAAGAGTGCTGGGTTATAATCCAAAAGTACCACCAGAGGAGGCAATTAGACTGACAGCTGAATGGATTAAGAGGGAGGTTTTGGGAATAACATGAAAATTGATGATTATTTTGCTCATTTGACAGCTTATTTCTTGGAGTCAATTGCTGATTATATAGATGATATTGGCTATATGGCTGAGTATATGAAAATATGTGAAGGTAAAATATATATTGTTGGGAATGGTGGATCTGCTGAAACTGCGAGCCATTTCGCTACTGACTTGGCGAAGAACTGTGGTATTAGAGCTATCTCGCTGGTTGACAATTCAGGCTTGGTAACAGCTTTGTCAAATGATATAGATTTTTCAAAAAGTTATTCAGAGCAGCTGAAATTGTTTGGTACTGACCAAGATATATTGGTTATAATTTCAGTTTCTGGTAATTCGAAGAATTTGGTTGAAGCAGCAAAAGTTGCTAAAAAGATTGGAATGACTGTATTTGCTTTGTTGGGTTTTTCGGGTAGTGGACAGGTAGCTGAATATTGCGATAAGTATTTAGGGATTGGTTTAAAGAGCTATGAAATGGTAGAAGATATACATCTTGCCATAGCGCATGCAATTTCAAATTATTTGAAGGACAGAGAATAAAATGAATAAAGCAGTATTTTTAGATAGAGATGGGGTGATTAATCGTGTTGAGCCAGGAAAATATGTTAATAAGGCTGAAGATTTTAAGGTCCTCCCTGGAGTTATTGGTGCTCTGAAAAGACTTAAGAAATTGGGTTATCTGATAATTATTGTTACAAATCAAGCTGGTATATGTCTTGGAAAAGTGACGGATCAAGAAGTAAAAGCTATTCATGAGCATTTGAAAAAAGGGTTTGAAAAGTTTGGAATAGCTATAGATGCGATTTATGTCTGTCCAGATTATAGTAGTGACAGAAAGCCGAAATTGGGTATGTTTGTGAAAGCTATTAGAGATTGGAATATAGATATTAAGGAATCATATGTAATAGGAGATAGTCTGTCTGATTTAGTAGCTGCTGATACTTTGGGCTGCAGGAGCATTTTGGTTAAGAGTCCTTTAAGTCCAACAATTGCTGCAAATTTATTGGAGGCATCAAAGGTTATAGAAAATGAAACAAAAAATTCTAATAATCGGTAAGGGATTTATAGGCGGTAGGCTTTTGGAGGGGTTACAATGTGAAATATCAGATCGTAAGATTTATACTTTTGAGGATGCTGAGAATGAGATCCAAAAGTATTCACCATCAATTATAATCAATTGTATAGGTTATACAGGAGTTAATAATGTTGATGACTGTGAACTGGATAAAGATAAAACAATATTTGCTAATGTGGCAATTCCTATTATTTTAGCTGAAATTGCTATTAGGAAAGGAATTAAAATGGTTCATATTAGCAGTGGTTGTATTTATCATTATCATGGGTCTGAGATCACAGAGAATTTACCGCCAGATTATTTCAAGCTTTTTTATTCAAGATCCAAAATCTATGCAGAAAGGGCATTATCAGTTTTAGCTAAAAGTTACCCAATTTTAATCGTCAGGATTAGAATTCCTCTGGATATAAAGGTTCATTCACATAATCTTCTGACTAAGCTAATTAAATATAAAAAAGTTATAGATATTCCAAATTCTATTACATATATCCCTGACTTTATAAAAGCTGTAGAACATTTGATTTCAATTGATGCAAGAGGAATATATAATGTTGTTAATAAAGGTGGGCTAAGATACCCACAATTAATGGAATATTACAAAAAAGCACACCCAGAGTTTGAATATAAAGTTATTGACTTTGAGGAATTGGGACTTAATAGGACTAATCTGATTTTGTCCACTCAAAAACTTGAACAATCGGGCTTTAAAGTAAGAAATATTGAGGAAGTGATTCCAGAATGTATTGGAGAATATGTTAAGAATGAAAGGAGAGCATAGATGCTAATATTAATTACTGGTGGCTGTGGTTTTATTGGTACAAATGTGGCATTGAAAGCTTTAAGTAGAGGGTACAGTGTGGTTGCTTTTGACAATTTGTGCAGAAAAGGCTCAGAAAGCAACTTAGAGGAATTGAGCAAAAATCATAATTTTGTTTTTATAAAGGGAGATGTAAGGAATTATGACCAGCTGTCCAGAATTAAAAATGTTGATGCCATTATTCACACAGCAGCACAGCCAGGAGTTCCAGCTTCAATTGAAGATCCCATTTATGACTTTGAAGTAAATGCTTTAGGTACTTTAAATGTGCTTGAGTTGGCCAAGAATAATGGTAAAATACCAGTAATTTATTGTAGCACTAATAAAGTTTATTCTTGTGAAGTAAATGAAATTCAATCTAAGATCTTTGACAATAAGAGAAAATGGATAGACAAAAAATTTATTTTAGGTATCCCTGAAGGTTTTCCAGTTGACTCTGGAGGTAGAGCCGCTTATAGCCCATATGGTTGTTCTAAATATATAGGAGATAGATATTGCCAAGAATATTATCATACTTATGGTGTTCCTACTGTTGTGAATAGGATGAGCTGTATAGCTGGGGAAAGGCAGCTTGGTAAAGAAGAACAAGGGTGGGTATCTTGGTTTGTTTATGCTAAAATGGTTGATGCTGTGATAAATATTTATGGTGATGGTAAGCAAGTTAGAGATGTGTTATATGTTGGAGATTTGGCTGATTTGTTTTTGAAAGAGATTGAAGATATAGATATACACAAAGGCCAAGTGTATAATGTTGGTGGTGGACCTAATAATACTGTATCACTGATTGAAGTATTGGAATATCTATCTAATTTAGACCAACGGCCATATAGAGTGGTGTATCAAAATTGGAGGCCAGCTGACCACTTGGTATATGTAAGTGATATCAGGAAAGTCTCGAAGTATTGGCAGCCAAAACTCAATCCAAAACAAGTAATAGACATAATTTGGGATTGGGCACACAAAAATAGAAAAAGGGTTTGTAGCATACTATGATTGAAAGTATTCAAGTTAAGTTGAGATTAACAAGTAGTGATTCAATAGCTTTACCATTAACAAATCCAAATTGTGTGAAAGTTGATCTTGGCTGTGGAGATAGAAAAAGGCAAATTCCTCCTGGTTTTATAGGAATTGATAATTATAAATATCCTGGAGTTGATATTGTTAGGGATGTGGATAAACATGGTTTGCCTTTTGGAGATTGTACTATAGATTTTATTTTTGCTTCACATTTTATGGAGCATGTGAACAACTTGATTTTTGTTATGGAGGAGATTTGGAGAGTACTGAAAAGAAAAGGCATATTAGAAATGATTAATCCTCTGTGGACATCTAAATATGCATATGCACATCCTGACCACAAAAGATTAATTCACCCAGATTTATGGTCATGGTGGCTGCCTTCAGCTGATAATAGAGACAGAGAAGCTTACGGAGTTAAAGCCAGATTTGAAGTATTGAAAAATTTTGTTCAAGGCGAAGGTTTATTTACAACTTTGATGGCAGTTAAATAATGCAAAAGAAATTTTTAGATGATAAAGAAAATAGAATACCATACATTACAGTAGGAAATAAACCATTAGCAAGTTTGGTAGTTCTTTCTTTTAACAGGCCACAGTTTCTTCATACTACAATCGCTTCATTGAAGAAGAATACCAAATATCCGTACGAACTCATAATAGTAGATGATGGTTCGATGGAAGAGGAGAATGTGGAATTTCTTTTAAGGTTATATAAAGCTAAAGAATTAAGCTGTTTAATTCTAAATGCAGGCAAGAATCAAGGAGTAGGAGCATCAATTAATAAAGGTTTCCATTGTGCTCACGGAAAATATTTGTTCAAGTTGGACTCTGATTTGGAATTTAAGCCTTTGTGGCTTGAAAAAGCTGTGGCAATTCTTGAAACATTTCCAGAGATTGGGGTTTTGGGATTGTTCAAATATTGGTATGACCCTTGTGATTGGAGAAAAATGTTGGTTAAAGAAGTTACCAGAGATGGTTTGACTATTGAAATTCACGAGGATCAGGTTGGCTCAGCAATGGCTTTTAGGAGAGAGATATATGAAAAATATGGAGATTTTATTGAAGGCTCGTGGGCATTTGGAGAAGACTATGAATACAAAATGCACTTAAAAAAAGAAGGGTATTGGATAGCTTTGCCAAAAATAGACTTAGTGACCAATTTTGGGTTTGGTGAACCTTTTACAAGCATGAGATGGAAAGGTAAAGAAGTAGGGGTTAGCAAAAAACCTTTAATTTTTGGGAGTGTGCCAAATGAATGAAATATTGAAAGCTGAATTATCAACTTGGCTATTATCAGATGAAGAAAAAAGATGGGAAAAACTTGAGAGAGAAAAAGTTAGGTATCCAAAGATGCTGGAAGAAATGGGGGTTAACCTGCTGAGATTGGACAATAAAATAATTGTTGATGTAGGTAGTGGACCAATTTCAGCTTTAGTATATATACCAGAAGCTATTATGAAAGTTGCTGTTGACCCTCTAATTGACGAATATGTTAAATTGATTCCCAGAGATACATCTATAGTTTGGATTCAGGGAGTAGCAGAGAATTTGCCACTGGATGATAACTTTGCTCATTTGGTTCTGTGTATGAATGCTTTGGACCATTTTGAAAATCCAACTAAAGCTATCAAAGAAATGTGGAGAATATTGAGACCAGGAGGTTTTTTAGCTGTTCATTGTTGTATAAATAATAGTATAATTAACCCACATCCAGCACACAAACACAGTTTAACATACAGCTGGTTTAGAAATATAGTTGATAATCATTTTGAATGTATTGTATCCAGACTTGTAAGATATGGTTGGAGGAAGTGGAGGAACAAGATCGGGCAACCAGCTTTTGCCTGGTTGGGGCGGAGAGTTGATGGATATTAAAGGAGGATAAAATGGCAGAAAAGCCAAGAATTTTGTTAGTTTCACCTGGTCACGGCATTAGCACTATAGATGTTTATTATGGATTGGGAGATGCTCTTAAAATGATGGGACAAGAAGTATATCCTTTTGAGTTAAAGGATAGACTGAAGTTTTATCGTCAGGCAGTGCAATTTTTTTTAAAAGGTACTAATGATAGAGTTGCTTGGAAAGATGTTTATTCAGCAGCTTGCCAAGGGCTGATTACTACAGTTGTCCATCTTTGGCCACAATTGATAATTTATATCACAGGTCAATATATACCAGCTTGGGTGCCAGCTTTGATTAAGGAGAGATTTCCTCATATGAAACAGGTTATCTGGTTTACGGAGTCACCTTATAATATTGCTCATGAAATTCAAAGAGCACCATTATATGATTATGTGTTTACTTGTGATAAAGCTTGTGAGAAAATATATCGTAGATTTAATCCGAATAGTTATTATTTGCCAGTAGGTTATAACTCCCACTATGAATGGAAAACTGAACTGAAAAGATGGGAACAAATTGTATATACCCCAGATTTGTTTTTTGTAGGATCTGAGGTGCCTGGAAGAATTGAATTCTTGACAGATTTGGTCTCTTATATTAAAGGAAAGGTGGCTTTTAAAATTTTTGGAGTATTTCCTTCTATAGATAAGGGATTGTGTCCACAGCTGGAACCTTTTTATATTCCAATTACATTGAGCAAGTATGAAGTTATTCGGTACTATGCTAATTCAAAAATAGTATTGAATCATTTTAGAGTTAATGAGTCCAAAAAAATAGTAAGGAATATTAAAACTGGAGAAAGCCGAGTTGAAGAAATAGAGCCTTACAGCTTAAATCCCAGAGTGTATGAAATATTAGCTGCTGGTGGTTTCTTAATGACTGATTATAGAAAAGAAATTGATGACTTGTTTGTTCCTGGTGAGGATCTTGTGATTTATAAAGATGCTAAAGATGCAGCTGAAAAGATATTTTATTATTTGGAACATGAAGAAGAGAGAAAAAAAATTGCTCAAAGTGGTAACAGAAAAATTAAGAAACACACATATTTAAATAGAGCTGAAAAGCTTTTACAACTTGTTAAATTATAAAAGAATAAAGTGTTTCAAAAATTAAAAGGGGGTGGTTAAAATTTCTAAGGTTCACGGAAAAGGTGGGTATTTGATTATTGAAGGGATAGGAGTGGTAGATCAGCTACATGGTTGGAGCCTAAGTTTTTCCAGAGATATAGTTGATACACCACAGCAGGGAGAAGAATATAAAGATTCAGTAAGAGGTCAGGGTAGCTGGTCTGGTAGTTTCTCTGCTTATTATGATAGAGCCAATGTGGGTAAGTTTTATGATGTGGTGAATTCTACTACTGAAAAGGATGTGTATCTGTATCCAGAAAAAAGTGATTTGACCAAATATTTTTATGGTGATGCTTGGTGTGATTTTGATCTTGATGTGCCTGTGGATGGTGCTATTGATATTTCAGGGACTTTGACTGGAGTTGGACAGTTGCATGAATCTGGTTTTTAGTTAGGAGGTGAATGTGTTTGGTGAGTCTGTAATTAAAGGAAAAATTGGTCATATATTACGTGGAGGCTTGGTAGTAGGTAGTGTTGGTGAGTGGGAGTTTTCAATGACTGGAAATCCTATAGAAGTTCAGGTAGACTCATACTATTTTAATGAATATTGGTATGAGCCTGACTGTGAATATGAATTATCTTTATTGGCTGGATCCAGCAAGATATTAATTAAATGTAAACCCAGAGGACAGCCACAAGTCGGTAAAACATTAAAATCGAGATTGATTTTTGTTGCTACTGAGCCTCCACGATTTATAAATTATTAAAGGAGAGAATAATGACAGCAAAAAAAGATTTAACAGCTGAGGAGCTTAGAGAGAAAATTTTCACAGCAAAAGATATTAAATTTGAGCCAATGAAAATTGAGGAATGGGGAGTGACTATTTGGATTAAATCACTCACTCAGCAAGAGAGAAGCGAAGCATTAGAAGCAGCCAGAACTGGAGATGAAGATGAGCTAAAAAGAGGAGAAAATTTTCAAATGGCTGTATTGATAGTTGGCATTCGAGACAAGGACGGTAATCAAGTATTTACTAAGGCTGACATTAAAAAATTGAGAGAAAAGAATGCTTCAGTATTAGATAGAATCACAAGAAAAATAACTGAGCTCTCTGGTTTTGGGGCTGAAATGGAGGAAGCTTTAAGGAGCAGGTTTTGAGACAGATGAAGATTTTATTTACTCTTTTGTATTAGCTGAAAGATTAGGCATGACCCGAGCTGAATTGGGGATGCGAATGAGTGCTAAGGAGTTTGTAGAATGGAAATATTATGATAAATGGAGAAATGAAAAATTAGAAGAAGAAAGAAAAAAAAGAGAAAAAGAAATGAGGTTAGAACAAAAATTAAGAGAAGCTGAGGAAAGGAGTAAAGGGTTATATAGAAGGAGGAGGTTTTAGTTGCCTGTTAATATTGGAGAAGGTTTTGGTCTCAAGTTAGCAATTATTGATGCTTACAGCAAGCCTTTAAGAGATTATAGCAGTAAAGTTGAACAAGCTGAAATAAAATCTAAAGGACTAAGGGATTTCGTTAAAAAGAACGAGCAGCACTTCAGAAGTATGGGACTTGCTGCTACTGTAGCTGGTGGGGCAATTGTTGCTGGTTTAGGATTTGCTTTACATACTGCTGGGAAATTTGAATATTCTATGGCAAATGTTGGAGCTGTCGCTGGAGCCACTTCTGAACAGATGAAAGAATTGAGTGAATTTGCCAGGAAAATGGGAGCTGATACCGTATTCTCGGCTTCTCAAGCAGCTGATGCAATGTATTACTTGGCCAGTGCTGGATATGATGTTAATAAAATGATGAAGGCTTTACCAGGAACTTTGGATCTCGCTGCTGCTACACAATATGATTTAGCTGAAACAACAAGAATAGTAGTTTCTACTTTAAATCAATTTGAAATGCAAGCTGAAGATGCTACTAAAGTAGCTAATACTTTTGCAGCAATAATAGGTTCTTCACAAGCCACAATGGACAGATTAGGAATTTCTATGCAATATGTCGGCCCTGTAGCAGCTGGTTTAGGTTATACTTTAGAAGAAACAGCGGCTGCATTAGGTGTATTATATAATGCTGGTATAGATGCCAGTATGGCAGGTACAGCTCTCAGAGGAGCTTTAAGTAGATTAATGGATCCTACCAAAGAAATGAGAGATACTTTAGCTGAATTAAATCTTACTATCGAAGATGTGTCACCAACTACACACAAATTTACTGAAATAATTGAAACATTAAACAAAGCTGGTATTACTACTGAACAAACAATGAAATTGTTTGGATTGAGAGCTGGTCCTGCAATGGTAAGGATGTTAGCTACTGGCTCTGAAGCTCTTAAAGAACTTGAAAATAGAATTACAGGGACGAATAAAGCTGCTGAGATGTCAGAAAGACAAATTAACACATGGCAAGGCACTTTAAAGTTATTGAAATCAGCAGTTGAAGAAGTACAATTAGTCCTTGGTGATGTGCTATTGCCCACTTTAACTCCTATGATTAAAAACATAAAGGATATAGTTAGAAGTATTGGAGAATGGACGAAAGCTCATCCTAAAATTACTTCAGCACTTGTTAAATTTGCTATGGTATTGGGAGGGTTATTAGCAGTTGGAGGACCTTTATTAATGATGGCTCCTACAATAATGAAAACTGTGGGAGCAATAGGTTTCTTTATTTCAGTTTTATCAAAGTTAGGTCCAGCATTGATGGCAGCTTTTGCTGGAATGGGGCCTGGTGGGTGGATTATACTGGGACTTACTGTAGCAGCTGCTGGTTTGTATTTGTTATATCAAAGAAGTGAAACTTTTAGAAAGTCTGTTCAGAAAGCGGGTGCATATATTGAATGGTTTGGTAGAATAATAATTGAAAGTTTTAAATCAGTTGGTATCAATATTGGGAATTTTATTGATTGGTTTATAAGTAATTTCCCAAATATATTTATTGATGCTGGTAAGGCAGTGCTAACTGTTTTTACTAATTTAGGCAAAAATATTACATCTTGGGTCGGCTGGGTAATAAAGAAATTAAATCCTAAAAACTGGTTTAAGAAGATTGAACCTCCCGATTGGACTCCTTTATTAGAAGGCTTCAAGCCAGTAACTGAAAAGTTACCTAAAATGGTGGGAGTAAGTGTTGATAGAGCTTTTACAATTCTTGAAAATCGCTTAGAAGAAGTTGAAAAAAATATAAATGAAACTTCAAGGTCAGCTTTAGATGCTGCCAGTAGCACAAGTCAGCTTGCTGATGAATTTGGTCAAGGAGCAGAAGAATCTGGAAAATTTAAGAGAGAATTGAGCAATTTGAATAAAGAACTTGTGAAATTAGACGAGAATATAGAATCAATAATAGGATTAGAACTTGCTGAATGGGTGGAAGAATCGAGAGTAGAATGGCAGATGTTTTATGAACTATTACTTCGTAAATTTCCAGAAACTCCAGCTTATGGGCTTGCTGGACTTATACTTCTGTCTAAAGACTTCGCTGGTTATATTGAAAAAGCAAGGCTGGCATATCAAGAAATGTATGACCTAATGTCTCGTAAATTCCCTGATGCTCCAGCTTATGGTTTTAGCACAACTATGGCTTTGGCTAAGGACTTTGCTATGTATATTGAAGAAGCAAGAGGAAAATATCAAGAAATGTACGACCTTATGTCCAGAAAGTTTCCCGAATCTCCAGCTTATGGTATCTCAGATGTTACAGAGAAACTTAAAGATTTTGCTATTTGGGTAGAAAGTGCGAGATTAGGTTGGCAAGAGTTCTATAATATCCTATCTCGTAAGTTTCCTGAACCTCCAGCATATGGTATTTCAAATATCATAGAATTATCCAAAGACTTTGCTGTATATATCGAAGGAGCAAGGCAAGAATATCAGGAGATGTATAATCTTATGTCCAGAAAGTTTCCTGAGCCTCCTGCATACGGTATTCCAGATATTACAGAGAAGTCTAAGGATTTCGCTGTACATATTGAGAAGGCAAGAATGGCTTGGAAAGAATTTTACGATGTTTTATCCCGCAAATTCCCAGAAGCTCCTGCGTATGGAATTTCAACGCTCATTGAATTGGCTAAAGATTTTGCTACTTATATTGAAAAATCACGGTTAGCATGGCAGGAGTTTTATAATCTTTTCTTCAGGAAGTTTCCTGAAGCACCAGCTTATGGCTTGTCCGATATTAGCACAAAAGGCTCTGAATTTATTTACTGGATGGAAGGAGCGAGACAATCTTGGGGTGAGATGTACGATTTAATGTCTCGTAAATTTCCAGAGGCACCTGCATATGGAATTAGTACAACGATTGTAGCAACAGATTCTTTAATTGAAGCAATGGACAGAGCCAGAGGCAGTGTAAGTAAGTTTTACAAAAAATTCTATGAGTGGGAGAAAATAGTTGCACCAGTAAAGACTGCTCTTGGGGAAGTTACGGACGAAATTCTCGAAAGTACTATTACCTGGAGAGAGATGTTTGCAGGATTCTATGAGGATATGAAAGGTAGATTTGTGCCTGTAGTTGAAGAATGGATGAGAGGATTGAGTACTTGGGAAGATTTTACAAATAGGATTTGGGAAGAAATTAAAACATCTTTTTACCGCAGTGTTGCTGAAATGGCAAGTGAATGGATAGCTAAACAAGTAATGATGACTCTTGCTACAATTGCAGGTGCAAAAACCAGACAGAAAGTGGAAGAGAAGTCTATTTTAGCAATAGTTGCTAAGTATCTGTGGGGTATGGGAGTTATGTTGGCTAAAACTGTCTTCACTGTTATGAAAGAAATAGCTTTGTTTACAGCTAAAGCAGCAGCTGCAGCATATGCAGCTTTTGCAGGAATTCCTTTTGTAGGTCCGATTTTAGGTCTGGCAGCAGCTGGAGCAGTAGTTGCAGGAATTGGCAGGCTCGTAGCAGGGATTATTGGCTTTGAAAAAGGAGGAATGGCAAAAGGAGGATTTGAACCTTTAGAAGCACAAGGAGGAGCAATAGTAACTAAACCAACTTTAGGATTGGTTGGAGAAGGAGGAAGACCAGAAGCAATTATTCCTTTAGAAGGAGGAGCAGTGCCAGTCAAATTGATTGGAGGGAGAGCTGGTAACATTATAAGATTTGGTGATATTAATGTAACTATAGAATTGCCAAATGTTGATTTAGAGAATTTGGACCAGAGCAAGATAAATCGCATATTTAGGCTAAAATTTATCCCTGCTATTAAAGATGCTGCAAGATCTGGTATTTTATCCTCAGACTTAGTTGGAGAGCTGGTGGCAAGATGAGAGTAATGAAATTAACTGATGGAGTTACTTCAATAGAATTTTCTCCTGCTAAAGGCTTTGAAGTACCTGAAGATAGACCGAGAACTGCTCACAAAACTTTAGATGGTGAACTTTATATCTACGAATGGGGCAATAAAAGGAAGTATGTTGTACCTGTAACAAAGATAAGTAGAGACGATAGAGACATATTTGTGGGCTGGTGGCAGAATTTAACGAAGTTAACTTTTTATCCAGATTTAAAATATGATCCTACAGATAGCATCAGTGTTAGGATTATCAATGAAGAAAGACCGTTGCAAGCAATGTTTGACCCTGGTTGGGAAACTTACTTCGAAGGTGAACTGATACTAAGGGAGGTTTCTTAGTGCAATCAGTATCTGACAGTTTTAGAAACAACTTAGAAGCTAAAGTAAATAAACCTTTTATCAGGTTTCTTTTTGGGGATGAGTTAGTTGTGGATGGGGGTTTGGAAGAATGGACAGGTAATTTATTGGACCAGTGGAATGAATGGAATATTTTGGATACAGTTAGGGATTTGTATAAAGAAGATTATGTTTATCATAGTGATTATTATGCAGCTAAATTGGCAACTCAGATTAACGACAGAAGAGGGTTTGGAGGTTATCAGAAAGTAACTCTGGAAACCAATAAGCCACATTTAGTCAGTGCTTGGATATATTTTCCTGAAAGGACTACAGGAGCAGCTTATGCAAGAGTTTACAATCCGGTAGATGATTATTGGGCAGAAGCTAAAATCATTGAAGCAAATACAGATTGGGAATATTCAGAAGCTTCAGGTGAGCCAACCGTTGAGGATAACTGGGTTTATTTTGAATTGGCGAATGAAACCTCTGGACAAGTTTATTTTGATGATATCTCTTTAAAGAGGGCTGGAGAAGATTTGCTAATTGGTATTTCACAGATTTCACGAAGCACTGAAATTACTTCTGGATTCGCATCGATAGAATTGAGTAACATAAATAAAGATTGGAATATTTTCTTAGAAGATAAAACGAACTTGGGTAAGCTGGGCAAATTGCGACTTCAGTTTGTGGGTAGTGACGAATATATGGATGTATTTACTGGCACTGTTGAAAGTGTTTATCACAGTGGAGCTAAAATATCTTTGCACATAAAAGATAGAATGCTCCCTATGTTGGAAAAAGAACTTGGAAGTGGCCAAAGTCCTATGGATTATTATAGTAGTGATTGGAATCCTGCTGATTTGGTTTGGGATATTTTAGTAAATCAGGGGAAATTAGATCCAACGACCAGTATTTACAATGAAGATATTGACTATAGTAGCTGGTCTCAGTGGAAGGAAGATTGTGACACTTTGAGTTTCAGATTGAAAGCCAGATTTACCGGACACACAATTAAAACTGCTTTGTCTATGATTGCAGAGTTAACTAATAGTTATATCTGGGTAGATGGAGACGGTAAGTTTCATTTTAAGCGACCAATACCTCCATATGCACCAGGAGAATTAATTGATTTTAATAGAAGCAACTGTATTCAAATTGATGCTTCTTTGGACAAAGGTAACTTGATAAACAAGGCTGTGTGTTATTATGGCTACGATCCAGATTCAGATGATTTTACTGGTAGCTATACCGCAGAAGATGCTACAAGCCAATCAAACTATGGAATAAAAGAAAAGATAATTGAAAATAAAGTAGTTTGGCACAGCACCTCAGGAAGTGCTAAAAGTTACGCTGATAGGGTAGTTGATAAGAACAAACAGCCTTTAGAAGTCTTAAGCATCACAGCAACAATGGTAGGTTATTTACTCCAGTTGGGTGATGATATTACTGTAACTGAAGATTTAAAAGGTTTGAACACAAATCCAGCAAGAGTTGAAGAAATTGAATCGATAGATTTGAGAACAGGTTTGGTTAAATTTAAAGCAAGAGAAATTAGTGATGAGGCTTTAGTTGCTTTTTGGCTGGATGATGCATATTATGGACTTTTGGACCAAGACTATAATCCATTATATTGAGAGGTAGAAATGGCATTAATAGACTTACAAGCTCACATAAAAGATTCAAATGCACACCATAAGGATCTGAGAGATGGTGGTAAACTTCGTGCTGACTTGGACTTTAACTTTCACTCTGCTGACAATGTGTCATTATTTAAAGGAAAATATTATTTGTATTCAGAAGTCACCCAGTCTCTTAGTGGAGGTACTGATATTGGCTCTCTTACTTTCAATACTATGAATGTTAGTCGTGAAATACTCCGTCTTATTGATGATAGAATTCAGCACAGGTCGAATTTTAGAGCTAATTTATTTGATTCAACTAATACAAATTATTTCAAATCGATTGTAACTACAGGATCTGCTTCTACTAAATCTATTAATGATGGACAATTAACAATCACGAATTCAACAGGGGCAGATAGTGAAGAACATTTTTTAGTTAGAGGGACAGGACAGCATCCATTCCAATTTATAAAATTGGATGTGGAATCCATTTCTGGTACATCGGGTTCTCGTAATGTGATGATTTGTATTGACAAAGATGTGAATAATTACATAGTTATAGTTGTGAATAAGGTTCAAAGTAGAGTAGAAGTATATGAAATGTTTGGTGGAACTGGAGCTGCTACTACGATTGAAGCAGCAATACCAACTCCACCTTATGAGCTGGGAGTTTTGATGGCTGGGAATGACATTGCAATCTTTACACGAGAGAACAATAAAGATTGGCACTTTGTTGGCACACATAGCTGGACTGAGATTGACTTGTTAGATCCGGCAGTAAGAGATGATTGGGATATTGGTTTCGGTTACCGTTTGGCTGATACTAATTCGTGTACATTCAATAACTTTACTATCTATCAGTTTACTCCATTGGGCATGCGTGATCCTACTGTGATTACATGGAAAGACGGAGCTCCCCTTATACAAAATGGAAGAATTTTTTTAGGAGTTACTCTGGCAGGATGGAGTATAAGAACTTCTTGCCAAGGGATTATCAGCTTTAATCCGCGCTCTTATGATATCTGTCTTGAGTCTTTGTTATTTAGAGAGAATAGTAATGGCAAGACTCGTCCAGACCATGCTTCTCATATATTTTTTGACCAAGATGCAGAAAAGTGGTATGTGTTTTGGTCTACTTGGGGAGCGCAACGGTTAGGCGATAACACATATTGTACTGTTGAATATAGTGAAGCCAGAGAAAATTTATTAACCGGAATTCATTATCTTCTGAGCTCTTCTTGTTCACTACCAGGAACAGGTACTGTACATGTCTATGACCCATTTGTTATTTATGATGATAGTGTGGAAAAATGGCGTATTGCATATATTAAAGGAATAGGAACAGTAGCTGTTGCAGAAAGTACAGGAGATTTTACAAGCTGGTCTGCTGTTGCAAGTAGCTCCTTGGCAACAGAGGCGGAAGGAACAAAAATTGTGAAAGTCAATGGCACATATTATGTTGTTTCCAATAATAGTGATAATTTTGGTTATTGGGATTATCCTAATCTTACTTCTGTTTCTAATATAACCATAAATGTTAAAACAGGTCATCGACATCCTCATCCAATGATTATCCCTTATTATCGACAGGGTGAAACAAGATACTTGTTGGTATCAATGGATAGAGCTCGTGCTTATTCAAAAGATTTTTCTTGGGGTGCACTCTGGTTTTATGAAGCGGATTCACAAGCAACAGGATATGAGTTTCCATTGCGGAAGCTATTGAGTTTATAAATATTAACAGGAATAAACATTTTAAATTAGAAGGAGTATTTAATAATGAACAAACAAACAATTGAAAGTTTAATTAAAGAAAAATGGCAAAAGTGGAAAGTTAAACATAAAGTAAGACCATTAAGATGGAATAATGAATATCTCCGCACAGCAGATTGTCATTTCTGTAAAAAGCACGTCAAAGAGTCATATCCGAATGAAGGCTTCTTTGGATGGGCAATTCTCCCGATCAGTTTAGATATTGAAGGCAAAGCTCCTGAAGTTTGTCCAGATTGTCTAAAGAAAATAAGCAATAAGATAACAGTTAGAGAGCCTCGAATAGTCAGGTGTTCAAGATGTGGAAAGAAGCACAAGGAGAAGATCTATGGTATTGGCTATCCTGGCTGGATATATTTGCCTTCTTTGTCAGAGTTGGGTACGAATAGGATGCCTATTGTCTGTCCTGATTGCTATCTTGAACTCAGCTATAAACTTGGACCAAGATTTATTAGAGGTACTTGGACAGATTTGACTTATCCTTCTGGCTCACTATTAACTTCAACAAAAATGACTCAGAATCAAGACAACTTTACAGCACTTGCCGAAGGCCATTCAGGAGCACCAATGATTACCGCTCAAATAGAACTTGCTTCTGGTAAATTGCTGATTAAAAATGATTCTGGCGGCACTTCTTATACCATTATTGATGATTCTGCTAAAGTATGGAGAGCTGTTTATAATGATCTTGCAGAATTAATGCCAGCAAGTGAGTCTTTAAAACCTGGTGATGTATTAATCTGGGAAAATGGTAGAGTAGGAAGAACTGATATTATTGGGGACAAAAGGGTGGTTGGTGTTTATTCTGATACTTTTGGGTACTGTCTTGGAGGAGAAAATGAAAAATCAATTGAGAAAGCTATTGAGAAAGGCTATGTGCCAGTGGCTATCTCTGGTAGGGTTAAAGTTAAGACAATTGGTCCTGTGACAGTTGGTGATTTGTTAACTACAAGTAATATAAAAGGCTATGCCATGAGAGGGAATCCTATTGGAGCGGTTGTAGCTAAAGCACTTGAGGATTTATTGCCTAAACAGAAAAAAAGAATTTGGGCATTGGTGATGGTGAGATAAATGGGATTTTCTTGGACTTCAATTTTAGTGGGTGATATTGAACTTGATGACATTATTGACGAGATACAAACGAATATTGAAATAGTATATTCTGATTTGTTATTAGGTGCACCTTCTTGGACTAATCTGCCTGTTAATGCTGGCGACTTTATAAAGAGTGCTCAGTTTGTAGAGATACGTAATAAAGTTGATTATGCAGACGATATGAATTACTGCCGACAGCATGATGCTACATATGATTCGACAATTGATAATGATATCAATACTGGGGTTGATAATGGAGATAATATAGGTTATGACTCAAGTTATGATTTAAGTTATGATAGTTCTTTTGATAGCAGTGAAGATGCAACTGCAGTATCAGGCTATGATTCTCTTGACTATGGATCGGATTACTCAACTGATGATGCTGGATATGATGCCTCAGACGACATTGGAGCGAATTCAGGAGATAATGGTGATTATAATAGTGGGTTTGAAGCTAATGTTTATTAAAGGAGATTAAATGGCTTTTTCTTGGACAGAAGATATTGGGGTTGGTTCGGTCCATATAAAATCAGCGATAGATGAGATACGCACGAATATTGACTATATCAAAGACAACGAAGCGTGTGTAACTGACAAGGGTACCTACAACGCTGATTACGATAATGGAATAGATTCTGCATTTGATAGTACAATTTATAACAATGAACATGGTACATATGACACTGCTGACGAAGGTACTTATGACATCGGTGATGATGTTACGGTGGATGTTGATGACAAGGGGTCTTACTATGCTACTCACGAAAGTGGTTATAATTTAGGAGAAGATGGTGATGTTGATAGCGGTCATGATATTGGGTATGATGGCGTTTACGATAGTGGATATGATGGAATACACGATAGTTCTTTATAGGGGCTAAGATGGACAGAATGAAAGCTGTAGAAGTTTTGACTTCAGGTTACTGCAATTTGAACTGCAAATATTGTTATATACCAAAAAGTAAAGAAATGGTTAAGCTCCACAACAAGATTGTCACAAAACTGAGAAAAGATTATTACTTTGGAAACCTTGCTACAATTTATAGAAGTAATTTGGAATACCTTGGACTTTGGGGTACTGAGCCAACTCTATCATTGCTGCAATCTACGGATTTCATAATTGGATGTCTTCAGAGTTTTCCCAACTTGAAAGAAATTAGTTTTTCGACAAACTTGCTTACCAATACAAACATATTAGTCGACTTTGTTAAGCAGCTATCCAATACCAATAAAAAACTGAAACTTAAGATCCAAATTTCTGTAGATGGTCCAAGCTTTATTACTGATAAAAACCGTATGAAAGGCGCAAGTGAGAAAATACTTTCTAACTTTTGCTCTCTATTAAAAGAGTTGAATGCAGTTAGTTTGAATGAACTAACTGTTGAGTTTAAAGTGAAATCAACTTTCTCGAAAGAAAATATTAGATTATTGAATAAGGATAAAAACAAAATCAAGCAGTATTTTGAATACTTTAAAGATATGCAGGCTCGATTCAAAGCAATTAACAAGCAAAGACAAGTCAGTTTCAGAAACACTTGTTCACCAACTTTAGTTGTTCCAGGAAAATACACAAGTGAAGACGGGAAGCAATTGGCTACATTCTTCAAAAATCTGCGTGAAATGAAATATCCAAATACTTACTGTTTCAGATTTAAAAAGGTATTTGACCACTGGGACAGGCTAAATGTAAATCCTGCCATGTTTACCTGTTCAGGTGGTGATAGTAATTCTGGTGTGGGAATAGATGATGACCTGCATATTTGTCACAGAACATTTTATCTAAATTGTGATGAATATCTGAACAGTATTCTCACACAAAAAGATATTGACAATTGGGACGTCTCTCTGTTTGAAGGTAAGAAAATTGATTTTATCCGAAATAGATATATTGTGAATGTCGATGATCCACATAATACTTTACGATGGAAGTATATATTGAGAAATTATCATGATTTCACTAAATTGAAGAATAGTTATGTGGTTGCAATGCTGAAAGAACTCGCACTCTGTGGTCAGGCTGATAAGGTATACTTAACTAATAATGATTTGTGCATCCTATTTTCTTTGTTCATCAATACTGCATGTTCTTGTCCAACTGAGAATTTGTTAAATACGGGCTGCATCCATTTTACTCCAGTCAGCATGATTAGGTTATTTGCAAATGGTGCATTTCAGGAGATTCTGAAAGATGTTAACATTTCAGCAAGAAAATAATCAATTGGTAAGTTCATTTCTTGAAAGCACATATTTCAAGGCATGGAAAGAACCTACAAATATAAACTTACAGAATTTTTCAAGGGCTGAAATTTATTTATCTTCAAAGTGCAACTTAAAGTGCAAATATTGTTATCATACTCACTTTGGTGAGCAACTATATCCTTCAAAGATTATCAACTATGATAGAATTATGCAGAATTTAGAATTGCTGTGCAATTGGTGGATCGAGAATGGGATGGCTCCAAAGATAGATTTTTTCAGCGGAGAACCTTTTGTGCAGAAGCTTGGTTTTGATGCTTTAGATTTAATTCTTGATAAGTTCGCAAGTGCTGAGAAGAAGCCAATGATGATTTGCGTTCCAACGAATTTTACTTTTATTCTAAATGATAAACTAACTGAAAAAGTAGAAAGGCTGATTGAAAAAAGTAAAAAGATTGGAATTAGATTAGCTTTAAGTGCAAGCTTTGATGGAAAATATTGTGAAAGAAATCGACCGTTAAAAATTGGCATTGATAATAGAGACGACGAATACTATGATAAGTGCTTCAAATTTGCTGTAAAACATAAATTTGGTTTCCACCCGATGATATATTCTGAGCTGATTGAAAATTGGATAGATAACTTTTTATGGTTTCAATCATATTTCAGGAAATATGATTTGCCTTTTTTTAATATTTATTTGTTAGAAGTTAGAAATGTAGAATGGACAGACTGGCAGATTAAAGAATATATGAAATTTATTGAGTTCTTAATTGAATGGACTTTCAAACACCCTTGCAAAAGTGATCCGAAGAAATTTATGAAATTTTTGTTCACCCTTAAAGGCTATAATATTCTATCAGCTCCATTGACTAATACTGGAAGAGGAATAGGCTGTTCACTCCAGTCCTGTCTTTATATCAGAATGGGAGATTTAGCAATTGTTCCTTGTCATCGTATCAGCTACCCACAGAATACATTAGCTAAATTCATAGTGGACAATAATAGAATCGTTGGAATTGAAGCAGTAAATCCTGAACTATTAATTGGCACTAAAACTTTTCATTATTATTCTCAGCCTCAGTGTGAGGTGTGTGCTATTAAATATTTATGCCAAGCACAATGTTTGGGCTCAATGTTGGAAGTGACTGGAGATATGTTTTCTCCGATTCCTACGGTCTGTAAATTGTTTCACGCTAAAGTAATGGCAATGATTAAAGGTTTCAAAAAAGTCAATATGTATAAAACCATACTTAATTACATTGATGAGCGAAAAGCTATGTCATTTCGATTTATAGAAAAAATAATGGAGGAATAGATGTCAGTAGAACTTTATAGGAAAAATGTTGGTAAACTCGAGAAAATATTAACTTACAAGCAGGATTTGTTAAAACTATTTGGACAGAATAATTTACAACAAATTAAATCTTCAGTTTGTACTATGAAGAATGATATTGATGATGTTTTGGATGGTAAAAGCATTAATGCTGAGGATAAAGAGACTTTGGTTAGGAGAATATTAAATTTATTAATTAATATAGTTATTACACATCCTATAGTTCCAATTCTGAAAGATTTGTCGATAGAATTTAGTCTGTTAGCATTCAATTGGAATCAGATGACTATTAAGTCACATGAAGTTAAAGTCCTTTCATTGACACTCCGTAGACTAATTGATACTCACTGGACAATGATGGATGCTATTATAGTGATGAAGAAATTATTGAGAGAATTTAAAAATTTCAAACACTTTTATCCTCCTGCATTTGAACTTTCTAAGTCTTATTTGCAGAGTTTACAAGAAAAAGGAGCGACAAATTTAAAAGAAGGATGCACAGCTCATGGTGCATCTGAAGAGGAGGTTGATAAGGATGAGCAAGATTAAAAATTTCATCTGGTGGTTTGTTTTTTTATTCTTTGGTGCACTTTTGGTTAAAAAACCTGGAGCCAGTGTTCAAAATTGGCAAACTATTGAAAAAGTACTGAAAAGAGTTTTTGGAAATACTACTTTTCTCTACTTAGCAGATGAGAACTATTGGCTACCTGTTAGGAGTCAAGTAATTCAATTTCTAAAAGAAGATGAAACTGATAAATTCAAATATAGAAAAGATTGGTTTGATTGTGATGATTTCTCTTTGGTCTTAACTGCCAAATCAATCATTAAAAACAAGTGGCATTTTATAATTACAGATTCAAGGGTTCATAGCTACAACAGTATCATCTTAGCTGAGGGACTTAATGTTTTACTTATTGAGCCTCAGAATGACAAAGTATTTACTCCAGAAAAATTTCAAGAATTTACGAAAAGGCTACCAACCTGCCATAAAAAGGAGAAGAAATTTCCTCTGCCGTTGATTCAGGCTAAGGTAAAAAGTGCGGTAAGAAAAGCATCACTGAAAACAATAGGTAAGTCCGTTGATGAATATTTCTATCAGTTATTTGAGGAAATGAAAGCAGAAGGGATTGAGGATGAAATTACAGAAGTATACAAAACAAGATTTGTAAGATATGTTTAAGGAGGTGAGATACAATGGATTATCTTGATTTAATTTTAAAGTTAACTTACCCTATTGTAGTTTTAATCACTTTATTGCTGTCAGCTTACAAAATTGACCCGAAGAAGAAGTACAGGAATGTGATTGTAAAAATTCTAACTGATGTTAAGGAAGTAACTCCTGACAATGTTGATGCTGTGATTGATCTGATTATTAAGGGATTACAGGCTGAAGGTTTGAACCCTGAGAGTAAGGTTGCTAAAGAGCTGACCAATGAAGTAGCTAAGTGTGCTTTAAGTAAGAAGAAGAAAAAATAAAGGAGGTTAGCCAGATGAAAAAGTTATTAATCTTGCTGAAGTTATTGGCTTTGCTGATGGCTTGTGTGTTAGTTTTGGGATTATCTACTGCTGTAGTAGCTGTGCAAGTTGATGATGAAGAGGTAATTTCTTTAGAGGTAGCCAGCAACCAAGTTGCAGAATCAATTGAACAGAATCCTATTTCTGTTCCTGATTGGTGGGGAGTGGTAGTAGACTTAATTACTCCTATGCTGGAAAAAGCAATGAAAAGCGGGAATTTCAATGTTGCCATTACTGAAGGATACAAGTTAGGTGGTTACATTCATATTGTCGAAGGTGAGAATATCAACTGGATCTGGTCTACTAATCCAGCTGGCAATGCGATTGGAATTATGAATGCTAAACCTTTTGAATTTCAGAAGAAGATTACTTTGGAAGAGTTTAGAAATACGAGATTCCAACTTCTATATTATTACACCAGCGGTAGATTTGGGTTGGCTATCACTTATGAGTGGAGATGAGACTTAGTCGCAAACAGATTCACTTTAGAAATTTACTCACCAAGTTATTGTGCTGGTCTATAAAGAATGATATCAACTTTTCTATAGGAGAAGTTTATAGACCAGCACATTTAAGATTCAAGTGTCCTCATTGTAATAGAGAATTTATTTTTGATTTGCAGGATGTTTATAGATATATGGGCTATAGTAAAGCCAGACACTCCAAACATCAGGACAAGTTAGCAATAGATATTTTTATATTAGACAAGGAAGGTAACTGGCTGAAAGAAAAAATACATTATGAAAAACTTGGAGAATACTGGAAAAAATTAGATCCTTACAATAGATGGGGAGGAGATTTTGAATTGGTAGATCCCTATCATTTTGAGTACAACGGTTGAATTTATTCATATAGTGCCTTTCCAGACTCTTTAATCATACACAATTTTCAATAATTATGCAAGATTTAATAGATTTGGCGTTTATTTACTTAAGGAGGTAGATAATTTTTGCTAACAATAAAAGTGAGGAATGTATATAGTTATTTAGTGGGTAGCTCCTTTGTTGTGGACGAATTGCTTGACAATTTCTTCGCCAAAAAGATAGATGGTTATTGGTTTTCAAATGCTTTTCGTAGTGGACAATGGGATGGTAGAATTCATTTTTATAATAGGAGCTGGCATAGCTTTCCGACAGGGTTGTTGGAAAGAGCTACTAAGTTTTTTGAGATTCAGAAGTTAGCTTATCAGATTCAAGACTTCCGTTACAGATTACCTCAGGAGGATTGGCATTATCTGAATCTTAAGGATATCCAGTTAAGAGATTATCAAAAAGAAGCAATTTGGACAGCTTTAAATAAAGGAAATGGTATCATAGCTCAAGCCACAAATGCAGGCAAGACAGAAGTGGGCTGTGGCATTATTCAAGTTTTAGGTTTACCTACCATTTGGTTAACTCACAGAAAGGAGCTGATGTATCAGACAGCTGAAAGAATTGAGGATAGACTTGGCATTAAAGTTGGTAAAGTAGGTGATGGAATTGAGGATATTAAAAGAATAACTGTAGCGATGGTTCAGAGTCTATATAATAGGAAAGATCTAAAGAATTTTTTGTTACCTTTTAAAGTACTGATAATTGACGAGTGTCATCATTTAGGTAGTTCGGTCAAGACATTTTACAGAGTAGCAATGAAATGTAAAGCGAGTTATAGATTTGGGTTAAGTGCTACACCTCTCCAAAAAAATGATGTAAAAGATTGGCGGTTATTAGCTATGACTGGAGAAATTGTCCATAGTGTAACTAATCAGGATTTAATTGAAAAAGGTTATTCAGCTGAACCAAAAATAATAATTATTCCAGTTAGAGAGCCTGTAGATATCGAGAATCTCAACTATGAAGATGCTTATAGGATTGGTATCTGTGAAAATAAATATAGAAATGATTTGATATTAGAACGATGTAAAGAAGTTGATAAACCCTCCTTAATTATTGTGAAATTGCTGGAACATGGTAGAATTTTGGAAAATCTGTTTCTCAATTCTGGCTTTAACTGTGAATTTATTAGTGGCCAAGAGAATAGTGATTTTAGAAATAAAGTAATTGAGGAATTTAAGAAAGGTAAAATTAAATGTCTGATTAGTACAGTTATCTTAGATGAAGGTATAGATGTACCAAACATTCAGCACTTAGTAATAGCAGCAGGGGGTAAAAGTTATGTTAAAAATGTTCAGAGAGTTGGCCGTGGTTTAAGAAAAAAACAAAATAGTGAGAATATATTATATGTTACTGATTTTTATGATGATACAAATGTGTACTTAAGGAGACACAGTAATAAAAGAATAAAGGATTATAAAAATGAGGGTTTTGATGTAATGATTAAGGGACATTTAGAATAATTGATATCATTGCCAATAAACAAATTTAAAATAATTGGAGTGGGTAATGATTAAAAGAAGACCTCGTAGAAAGCCAAGGCTAAGGAAGAACTCACTTCAGAATTACGCTCTTCAATACAGACAATCCTTATTGCCAGGGGTAAAATTTAATAGATTTTCAGAAGAGGATTTGAAAATAATTGATTTAGGTCTGTTTTATCAACAAGTGCGTAGGGAGAAAACAGGCATTAAGTTTTATGAAACATTTTATCCCAGGACAGTGACTATTGGTAGAGGTAAGAATAAAAAGAGAAAGGTATTATCACCTAAAGAAAATGTCAATTGGAAATGGTTTAAAAAAGCCTACCAGATTATTAAAGACAATCACTATGACATGCGTGAATTCATTATTGCACAGTTTGAAGAAATGGAGAATTGGGAGAAATTTCCGATTCCAACTCCCAGGAGTTTAACACAAGTTGCTGCTATTGACAGGTACGATAGATGGAAAGTGAAAAAGAATAGAAAGAAGCTATTGGAAGAAAGACCATTATTAGAAGCTGAAAAAATCAAAAAGGCTGAAAAAGAATTTGCATATTTAGTTAAAGAAATGTTAAAAAACAATAATAAAGAAGCTGTGATTGCTTGGTTAGAACAGCTGAAATAATGAGTGCAAAATACGATTTTAACATACACTTTCAGGAAAACTTATTGGCGATGATGGCAAGGAATAAAGATTTTATTTATCAATTTAGAGAAGTGCTAAAGCCAGAGTATTTTGAAAAAATTGTTCATTCAGATTTGTGCAAGCTAATCTTGAATCTAACTGATAGTTATGGACAATTACCAACGCCAGAAATGTTAAAAGAAGAGGTTGCTAATAAGGATTTACAATTAGACCTTGAAGTTTATGAGAAAGAGATTGACAAGATTTATAGCATCAATTATAATGTAGAGAGTAAATATACTTGTGAATTGTTAATCAAATTTGCTAAACATCAAGCTATGAAGTCTGCCATTTTAGAATCAGCTAAACTATTAGAGCAGGATAAATATGAGCAAATTGAACAGCTGGTAAGAGATGCAATTAGAGTAGGAGAGAACCTTGAACATATTGGTATCAAGTATTTTGATAATCCTGAAAAAAGACTAACTAATCACGAATCAGAAGTCACAGGACGCATCAGAACAATGATAAAAGGACTGGACGATAAAATTGGAGGAGGTTTGGGACCTGGTGAATTAGGAGTAGTATTAGGGTTCAAAGGTAGAGGTAAAACTGCATTCTTAATCTGGTTGACCAGAGGTGCAATTTTCCAGGGTAAGAAAGTTGTTTATTATACTTTAGAAATGAGTGAGAGTCATATAGCTATTAGGCTTGACAGTGCACTCAGTGGTTATGGAACTGGCAATTTATCTGAATATTCTAAAGAAGTTGCTGAAAGGCTAAAGTGGATTTGCCAATTATTCAAAGGTGATTTAATAATCAAACAATATCCCACCAAGTCAGCCACAGTAGCAACTTTAGAATCTCATTTAGAGATGCTGAGTGGCAGTGACTTTGTGCCAGATTTAATTATTGTGGATTATGCTGACGAGTTGAAGAGTAGTAGATATTATGAAGCTGATTGGCAAGAGCAAAAACAAATATATGCTGAACTAAGAGGTTTAGCAGTAAAAAGAAAAATACCAGTCTGGACCGCCAGCCAAATCATACGAAGTGCTAAAAATAAATCCATAGTGGATTTGGAACATGTAGCATACAGTTTCCCGAAGTTGGCTTCAGCTGATATTGTATTGAGTCTGAGTCAAACTGAAGAGGAAAGAGAAAGAGGTGAGATGCGTATTTTTGTGGCACATCAGCGTCACAATCCTTCCTATGGTTCTGTGAATGTGAGTGCTGATTGGTCTAAAATGATGATAAGGGAGAGAAGCAATGAATCTTGAACAAGTTATAAGGGAGAATTTTGATGAAGTTAGATTAAATGGCGATAATAGTGAATTTATTTTAAAATGTCCAAAGTGTGGTAAAGAACAGCATTTTTATCTGAATAGATTGAGTGGTTTAGGTTATTGCCACAGGTGTGGATTTAAGTGCAATAAATCCCAGTTATACAGACTGCTGAATATAAAAAAGTCACAGCATGTCAAGCCGGAGAATTTGTTCAAATTAACAAATAGATATAAAACTATTACTGGGACAATTAAAACAGCTATATCATACCCAAATGGGACAAATTTTGATTTTTCTGCTACTAAAGCGGGTAAAGAAGCTTTAGAATATTTGAGATCAAGGGGAATTACCAAAGAGTACATTGAGAAATACAAGTTAGGTTATTGCACCAGTGGATGGTATGCTGGCAGAATAATTGTTCCTGTTTTTGAAGGGAAGAAGTTAGTATATTATCAAGCTCGCACATTTAGAGGACAAGAACCTAAATATTTGAACCCACCTAAAAGTTATATTTATGGCAAGTCTCATTTTGTTTTTAATCTGGATAGGGCTGCTAAAATTGGTAGAGCGATAATAACTGAAGGAGTATTTGATGCGATGAAAGTGGGAGATGAAGGTATCTGTATATTTGGCAAAGATATCAGCAATTATCAGGCTAAGAAAATCAGTCAGAAGAAGCTGAAAAAAATTGTTATTATGTTAGACAGTGATGCTAAAGTTGAAAGTATTGTATTGGCTAAAAAGCTATATTCTTACCTTGATGAGACAAAGCTCTTTGTCGCTTTTTTGGAATATGGAGATCCAGGTAAAGCTTCCTCAGAGTTGATTAAAAATACATTGAAAAAAGCCCGCCCATTTAGGAAATATGCTCTATTATTGAACAGTGTAATTAGTTAATTTTGTTTACGTTTGTTGCTAAAAATACTGTTTAATAAAGACTCTCCCATTTTAAATCGTAAATAAAATTCTCGTTGAAAGCAGTTTAAAATTCATTTACAATAAGTTCTGACTTCTGTAATGCTGATTATAACAGCAAAATGGATTGACAAAAATCTGTGATTGTGAAGATTGTGTTAATTACTGGATTTTTAGGGGCTTTACTTTTTTGAAAAATCCATTATAATATATAGTGGAATAAAATGAAAGGAGGTAAAAATGAGAGAAGTTAAAAAAGAAGAAAGAAAAGGAAAAGGAAAAGGAAAAGAATTCAATTGGGAAAAATGGACAGAATTACTTGAAACAGGTTCAGCAAAGGAAAGGAAAGAATTTTTGAAACAACATTTAGAAAAGCCTACACTGCGGTATTACTTTTGGGAAGCTGGACCCACATATGGACCAAGACAACTGGGAAGATGTGAAGGTTATGAAACAATCGAAGAGCTAAAGGAAGACATGAAGTATACTATACAACAAGTTAAGGAAGGCAGATGTTTAGGCTGGATAATGAAAGCAGAGATAGTTGAAGAGATTGGTGAAAAAAGCTTACCTAACATCGATGATGAATTTGGAGATTGGTTGCACAAAGTTAAACCCAAAATTGCCACTAAGACTCTATCCAGGGTTTGCACTTTGTGCGGAGAATTAATTGTAAAGGGACAAAAATATATGTATTATTCCAGCTGTGGCACTTATAAACATGTGAATTGCATTGAAAAAAAGTTGAAAGAATTGGAGAGAAAGAATGCAATATAGTCTGAAGGAACTTGAGAAAATCGAAAGGCGATTAATTGATAAACATTTTCCTCAGCTGGAATTTGTTCCAATTGTTCTCAATGGCCGATTGAAGAGCTACAATGGGCGGGCATTCCTTTGGGATAACAAGAAAATAGAGTTAAGCAGGGACTATGTTAATAAAGCTTCCCGAAGCGAAATCAGAAACACTATCCTACATGAATTAATTCACTTTGCTGTAGAAAAAATACCTCAGCATGCTCAATGCAGGATTCATCATTGCAAGCATTTTCGGGAAATTGCGAAGAGAGTGGGGCTGAAAGACAATCGCTACATATCACGAGAGAGATGGTACTATTTCTGTCCATATTGTTTTGAAAAGGGCAGGATATTCTATTATATTGCCCACACAAGAAAGAGAAGAAATCTATTCTGTGACATTTGTGAAAAGTATTACTGTGTCAGAGGCACGAGAAAGAGAAAGCCAAAGGTAGTGATAACTTTCGATAATAAAGTTATAAGGAAGAAATAAATGAAAGAAGTCAGCTTAAATCCTGCCAGCAAGGGTTTTCAGGACAAATTTGAGGAATATTTGTTAGCTGAAGTTAATGACACTGATGGTTTACTTGAAACCTTTGATAGGTTGGTTGGTACTATTGGCTATGAGTTAATTGTGGCAAGAACTGGTGAATATTATTTTGGTTTGAAGTTGGAGAAAAAATGAAGAAAAATGAAAAGGAGGATAAAAAATGAATCACATTAGAGAAGAGATAAAACTCCTCAGGGAAGCGGTGGAGTGTGCTGGGAAGAATTGGGAAGAATTTATCACATTTGTGAAGGAAAAAGGTGCCACAAAAGGAATGTATGCTCTGTGTAGCAATGATACTGGATGGGATGTCATCGATGAGGTAGCACAGAGACACCGATACGATGATACTTGGGTGGAAAGGGTTGTCTGGCGTGCTTTGCAAAGAATAGAGAGTGGGTTGGATACAAAGGAATTTGATTGAAAAGACATGAAAGGAGGTGTAAGCGATGCCCGGAATTGTGATAGAAAACAAGGGTAAAAAATATATAGTAAGAGAAGAAGGGTGTGAAGGAATTTGGGAGGTATGCGAAGACTTTCTTGATGCGGTTGACTATATTTCTTGGATACTCAACGAGAGAGACGTTGGACAAAGGATAGTGAAGATTGATGTAAGGAATGGGAAGGTCATTCGGGAAGGAGACTCCTTCTTGCAGGCGAACTCAGATATAGGCTGAAAAAAGGAGAAAAGATGAAAGAATTAAAGTGCAAAAAATGCGGTAAAATATCTTATAGTGCTTCTGAGAAGAGCAGATGTCCTTACTGCAGTGGGGAAAATTCTAAGATCGAATTAGTAGAGAAAGAAGTTGAGATAAGGGAAGTGATAGCAGGAGAAATAAAAGAAGGAAGATGGGTTCTATTAGATGATGGAAAAATCTGGAAAATAAAGGAAATTAGAAAAGATGAAAAATTAGTTCTTGTAAAAATCAGAACCAAAAATTATAATACAAGGAGGTATTAAAATGGCAAGATTTAATAAAATTGGAGATCTGTGGGACACCTTAGAAAGTTTGAAAGCTCTCCAGAAAGACGAAGTTAAATCAGCAGCTCAGCTCCGCTATCCTGATATTGGAACTCTGGAAGTATCTAATGGTAGAATAAAGGTTCATGTATTGAGAGAAGATGCAGAGAAAGGTCTTGCATATAGGCTGGGGATACCGATTAGATATTTTGAGAAAATGAAAACTGAATTACCAGATCTGGCAATTGAGAATGTTAATAAATGGCTGAAAAAGTTTGCTAATAAACGATTCTTGATAAGATATGAAATGGACGAAGTTAGGGCAGTTTTAACTGAAGGGTATAGAATCGTGAATCATTTGGATCTTGTGAAATTGATTGGCAAGCGAACAATGGAAAAATTTGCTAAAGCTGAATGTTTTGCTCATCTGGATGACAGATACTTGACTATTAACTTGCTATTTATGGATGACATGATTGATAATGATTGGGTGCCAGGAGTTCAAATAATGAATTCAGAAACTGGACATGGTGCACTTAAAATTCATCCCAGAATGCTGAGATTGGTCTGTAATAATGGTCTTATTTATTCAGGAGAAGAGATTCAAGGTCTTTACAGAAGGGTTCATTATGGCAAAGCTGATAATGAATCGCTCTGGCAGGAGATTGAAACAGTATTTGATAGAGCTGTAAATAGCTGTGAGTCAATTGTCAAGAAAGTTGAAGGACTTAGAGATATTGAGGTAGATGTTGAAGCTGAAATCAATAGAATTGGTAAGGAATATCGATTAACTGAAGAACAGAAAGTAAGAATATTGAAGTGTTTTGGTGAAGAACCTGAAAGGAATAAGTTCGGTGTTATTCAAGCGTTAACAAGGGCAGCTCAAGAAGAAGAAGATTTTTATAAACAGCAATATCTGGAGAAAGTCGCAGGGAAATTGATAATTTAAAAAGGGAGAGCATTATTTGCTCTCCCTTTTTGGTATTTTGAAAAGGAGATATTAAAATGTTAGAAGAGATAAAGTTTAGGTTCATTGCAGGCACAGCTATTGAAGAAGCAATTCAAGTAGCACGAACAGCTGCAAGAATTTATAGCTGTATTGTAAAGTTTAGGTTTAATGGTGTCAATATGGAAGTATGCTCATCTGATGATATAAATGAAAAAGTCACGGAATATATGAGCAAACTAAAAGGGAGTAAGAAATGTTTAATCAAAAAAACTTGAATAAATTAGTAGCGATAAGTTTAGTAAGTGACAAACCTAAACAGGTGGTGGCAAGTTCTTTAAAGTTGTCCGAACCAACTTTAGACGCATTTATTGATTGGTTAGCTGCTGAAGTAAATGCTAATCGTTCTGTAGCTAAAAAGCTGATTGCGAATAGTCCAGTGCTGATGAGAATTGCTTTTATTTTAGCATAATGAAGAAAGAAGATATTCTGAAAAGAGTGGAGAAACTGGGCTGTTTGGTAGATAAAGCTGATGATGAGGCTTTTGGGTTTATTATTGGCTTTGTTACTGCTTTAAAGATGGTAAAGCCTAAGTGGAAATATAAGATTGTGGAATCTTATATAAAAGGGTTATTTAGCTCTGAGGAGAAAATCAATGAAATTAAATCAGAATTTAAATCAATTGATAGAAGACAAAAAAAATTTAATTAAGTATTACAGCCAAATCTACAGCCAGAAACTACCAAATGAGATTCTGATGCAGAGAGATGAATTGGAAGCTGAAGGGTATTTATATCTGATACAGCTGGCTAAAAAAATGGGAAAAATCAATAAGGATTTTGATAAAGTATTTGCAGTAGGGTTGAGGAGACGATATATTAGTTTTGTCAGGAGATATCTGAGAGCTAAAAGATATTTGGCAGAAGTTATTGAGCTGCCAGATGAAATTGCTGATTACACATCAGGCATATACAATCAATTATACTATCAAGAGCACATTAAGCGTATTAAGGAAATGCTATCGGAGTTAGCTGAAAAAGTGTTTGATTTGATTTTGGATCCGAATGACCAAATTATTGAGAATGTTTTGAAGCAATATAGAAGTCGTAGAATAGTTAAGAGACCTGCTGGTGTATTTTATAATGCGGTTATGGCATATTTGGGTATTGATACCAGAGCTTTACAGATGGCTATGAAAGAAATTCGGGCTATCTGTCGCCAGGAATTTCAGCTGACATGATTTGGCAGAGTTGGCGTTTATTATTATAAGAGATGAAATTAAGCACTATCACCTTAACTTGGCTGGTGCTGTTTTGTATGTATTTGATTGTATCTTGCTTGGTGAATTATGGACACTGAAAAAAGTTTATTGATGAAATTTGCTGATGAACTGGGTATTAGAGCAGAGAAGAATCTTGACTCATTGGAATTAAAAATTTTAGATATTGCTGAATTAATCGGTGAGGATAATATATCAGAAGAATTGAAAAAATTTTTGAGATTAAGAAGGAGGGATTATATGGCAGAAAACGAAGTTAAAAATGAGGATTATGAGGAAGAGGAGGAGGATTGTTTTGGTAAGTATTATTCAGATGAAGCTGAAGAATGTCGCCAGTGTGTAGATGCAAAAGAATGCAAAAGGCTAACAGAGCAGAGAATGAGAGAAAAACAGAAAGAAGAGCAGGCTGAGAAAGTTTTAGAAAAGGCAAGTAAAGTAAAAGATAAATTGGTAGAAAAGGAGATTGAAAAAAGTAAAAAGAAACAGAAAGAAGTCAGAGAGAAGATCAAAGAAAAAGAAGCAAAAATAGAAACAGTATTGAAACAGAGACCAGCCAATATCAAAAATCCATATGAGGAAGGCTCTGGTGCATATTATGTATTTGAAGAATTATTATTGGGTGGGACTTATGAGGATCTGTTAGAGAGAGTCATGGAAAAGTTTCAAGAGCATAATGTCCTCTCTTCCCCAAAAGCAAGATTGGACAGATTGATAATGATGGCAGGTAAAGACAAAAAGCTGATGAATTTTAGAATTGAAAAATATAAAAAAGATAAGGAACTCATCATTCGATTGGTGAGTAAATATGCAAATAAATGAGCTGTGGAAAAATCAAAAAGAATTCAATGAAAAAGTAATTGGTAAAAGACTTAAAGACTTATCACAATCTGAAAAACAGTATTGGACTAAAGAGCTGATATTGTGTTTGATTAGCGAGTGTAATGAGCTATTGAGGGAGATTGCTTGGAAAGTACACAGAAAAGAAGATATTAGAATTATTCCAAGCAATCTCCTGGAAGAATGGATTGATATATTCAAATATTGGCTCAGCATCGGATTAATTTGGCAATTTGATGCTAAGCAATTATGGGAAGAATATTGGAGGAAGTCTGCTGTCGTTGAACAGAGATGGACTCAAGAGCAAATGCTTAATAGGTTTGATAAGATAGTTGCTGTTGATATTGATGGAGTTTTGTATGATTATCCTAAGGAATTTTTCAAATTTATACAAGACAAAACAGGTATCAAAATAGAAAGAGAAATAAAGAATTATGATTTATATGTGGAGCTATCTAAAGAATTTTCAATCCCAGTTTTATCAAGATTGAAAGACGAATATCGACAATCTGGCTATTTAAAGAAAGGCTTGCCCATTGATGGATCGAGAGAATTTCTGAAAAGCTTGAAACAGATGGGGTTTGGAATAACATTGATGACGGCTCGTGAATATAAAAAATACAAAAGGATTTATGGTGATACTTTGGAATGGTTGAGAGAGAATGATATGATGTTTGATGGTATTGTTTGGTCTGAAAAAAAAGAGGAAGCAGTATATCGCTCTTTCCCAAATTTGGCATTTGCTGTTGAAGACAATCTTGATAATGCGAATAAGATTGCTATGCTGGGAATTAAAGTGTTTTTACTTGATAAGTCTTACAATAAAGGCAAAACTAATAATAAAGTTATAAGAGTTAAAAATTTTGATGACATAATTGGGAGGCTAAAATGAAGAATAAGGTTGCCATAATTGGTGCAGGTCTTTCTGGAAGAATTGCTAAATATATATTTGGTGATAAAGCTACATTGTATGGAGAGATTAGCAAATCGAATAAAATGCCATTTTTCTATATCCACAGATTTCTTGACTCAAAACTAACAGACAGAGAAATATTAGTGAGTTCAAGAGTAATAGCTATAGACAAAAAAAATCAGAAACACAATTATTTAATTAAAACAAGAAGCAGAGTTGCCTGTGGCTTAGATAGTTCTATTGGCAATTATACAAATGAAGGATGGATTTTAAATTGGAACAGATTACCTAATCCTGATGTTAAAGATCGAATTATTGATTTTGTTAATTATTCTGACCGCAAATGTTTAATTGGCATAAAGGACTCTTATATTCATGAAATAGTGATATTCACTATAGATTTAATCAACATATGTAAGCTTGTTTATAGCTCTCCTCATGAAATAGACTATCAGCCAGATTTTGAATATTACAAAATTGGACTGAAATTTACACCAGTATATTCAATATTTGAAAATTTGATCCAGACTTTTTATTTCCCTGATCCTGATATTCCATACTATCGAGTAACTTTTTATCAAGACTATATGGTTCAAGAATTTTCAGAGGCCAGTGTTTCTTTTGACAAATTTGAGTTTGATAAGATTTTATATCCAGGGAAAATCCTTCCTTCTATGAATTCAGCTAATATCATAAAAAGTTTAGAGCAGAGCAATATTTATTGTCTTGGCAGATACGCTTGCTGGCAGCCAAGAATGATGGTTCATGATGTCTGGAGAGAAGCTATTAAATTAAAGGAGAAGTTATTGTGAATATGAAGGAAGAGATGAGGAAAAGGTTTGAACATTGTTTAGATATATTTGCTAAGAAGAATAAACAATATGGAGATTTCTTTTTTAATATGACTTTGAAAGAAGCTTTTCAAGATTTGAATAGAAAGTTCGTTAGAATAAAGAATATAATTAATGCAGATATAATAAGTGAAGATCTATTTGATAATCTTGATGATTTGTCAAATTATGCGCAGATGATGAGAATTTTAGCAGAACGAAGAAATGAAAAGCAATTATCAATTAAACACAAGGCAATTCAGCTTTTAAGTTTTAAACAGAAATTGAATTTAGGCTGTGGTAGAAAGATTTTAAAGGATTACATTAATATAGACAAACAAGTTATTGAAGGTGTAGACTTGGTCTTGAACTTAGAATATGAAGACTTGCCTTTTCCAGACAATTCTATAGATGAAATTCTGGCAGAGCATTTATTAGAGCATATTGAAAATATTTATCATTTGATGAACGAATGCTGGAGAGTTTTGAAACCAAATTGTTTAATGAAGATTACAGTGCCACGTTTCCCTACTATGTCAGCTGTGAATGACCCCACCCACAAAAGGTTTTTCTGTGAAGATAGCTGGAAATACTATTCAAATGACTATGTAAACAAGTATTATAACAATCCAGACTTGAAATGTAACTTTGTGAAAGTTCACATGAAAATTTGGGGAGAACCATTCAAACAGTATATAGATGTTCATTTGAAGGCTGTGAAGGATGATTTTCTTTGATTATTTCTTTTTTCTTAATAATAATAATATATATTAT